TCTGCGTCTAAAGCCGATCCGAAAGCTGCATCGAATGCCGCTAGTCCGACAAAGTCTAGCTCTCCAGCCGTTAAGGTTGATGAGAACGGCGTCGCAGTTGATGCTCCCAAAAAAGTCTACAAGCTAAACGTAGGCGGGAAAGAAGTTGAATACGATGCTTCGGACGAGAACAAGTTAAAGAACGACCTTCAAAAGGTGTTCGGTATTGAAGAAAAGGCTCGCTCTACGGCCCAGAAGATTGACATGGCGGAGAAACTGACCTCCATGCTCAAAGATGATCCGCTAGGGTTTGAGAAGCAGTGCAAGATGAACGGCATTGATGCTGTAAAGCTTGCCACTTCCATCCTCTACAATCAGTTACGGCTTCAGAACATGACGCCGGAACAACGCGAGCTCGAAGAATACAAAGAACGCGAAGCTGAAGCGAAAGCCGAAAAGGAACGCCAGGAAACAGAAGCTAAGGCGGCCGAAGAGACCCGTAAGACTCAGGAATGGGCCCAGAAGTTTGAGGAAGCCTGTACCAAAGCTCTCGCGGAGAATAAGGTGCCTAAAACGCGTCTCAGTTTGGCTCTTATCGCCCAATACGTTGATGCTGGGCTCAAAGAGAAGAAAGATTATACGGTAGAACAGGTGCTTCCGTACGTCCAACGCGATCTGAAAGAGATTCATCTCTCTACGATGGGCAAGTTGGAAGGCGACGAGCTCTTAGACTATCTTGGTGAGACGTTATCTAACAAGGTGGCCAAAGCACGCGTGGATCGTTATAAACGTACCACGGCCAGTCAGCCGCAGCAGCAAGACTCTAAGAAAGGCCATACCACAGAAGTAGCTGGTCAGAAGGTTGACCTGTCTAAGCTAAAGGGTAAGGCATATTGGAAGGCCTTGCGGCAGATGAAGTCTGAACAGGGCATTGGATTACACCCTGGCGCTCCTGGCAATCCGTAAAAGTTCATAAGTCCTGGGAGTAGCTCTAAACCCTAAGAGTCGGTGAGTTTTCCCGAGGTTGCGGGTAGTGGTTAATCCCGTCTCCCAGGCACAATTTCGTAGGTGGAGGGTGGAGTCATCCTGCTAGTCTCATAAGCTAGCCAAAGCCGTACAACTCGGCTACCTGCAACCATATATCTGCATCCCCTTCTCCATGTAGGGAACCAGATCAAAGTTGAACATGGATAGTGACATCGTAGCAGCTATTGGAATTACACTACAAGGACGCTAACCCCTATCCGAAGAGTGTAAGGAAGTCTCTGACTCGATGACATTGTAACAAAGGAAAACAAAATGAGTGACGTCGATCTGTCAGCATTAAATGGTGACTTTAAACAAGCCTACCAAGACAAAATCAAAGACCTCGTACCGAACTACGCGTACATTCTTAAGACTACAACCGTAGAAAAAGGTATGAAGCAGCTCGGAGATAAGTTCAACGCTCCCGTGAAAGTCCAATCTGGTCAGGGCTACACGTATAACACCGATGGAAGCGCGTTCGCCTTGAACGCAGCCATCTCGTTGCAGATGGAAAACGCGCTTGTTCCGGCGTTCAGCCTTATTCGTAGGGACAACATTTCCTACACAGCGATCTCACGATCGGCTGGTAAAAACAGCTTCGGCAAAGCCGTTGACATCACGCTCAACGACATGACCGAAGGCGCAGGTTTCCGCCTTGAGTGCACGTATCTCCATGGTACGCGCGGCATCGGCGTAACCTCGTCCGTCACAGCTGTTTCTGCTACACAGAGCACTGTTCAGCTTACCGCTGCCTCTTGGGCGACCGGTATCTGGGCGTCTTCGCTCGGTGCGCAGGTGCAGTTCTACGTCGTGGCTGGTGGTGCGCTGGTTTCTTCAGGCGCAGACTCTGTGTTCCAGGTCGTAGGGATGAACTTCACGTCATTTACTTTGACCGTGAATGGTACCACGACTGGTAGCACTGCTCTCGTGGCCGCCACAGGAACTCCTCTGAACGTGGCTTTCAATGGTGCGTTTGGTGCGACGTTCGCTCTTCCAGTTGAAGGCGTTGGTTTAATCACCATTGCTTCCAACACCGGAACGCTGTTCAGCATCAACTCCGTGACGTGGCCGCTCTGGCAGGGAAATACGTACGATGCAGGTGCGGCTCCTCTGTCTTTCGGCAAGCTGCAAAAAGCTATCACCCTCCCCGGCGACAAAGGTCTGATGGGCGAAGAGTGCACGGTTCTCGTGCCCTTGACCTCCTTCAGCGATCTGTTGACCGAGCAGGCTGCCGCTCGCCGATATGGCGACGTGAAAGGCAAAAAGTTCGACAACGGCTGCGATGCGTTGGAGTTCTATAGCCCTTCCGGAACGATGACCATCGTCCCCCACCCGTTAATGAAACGCGGTGAAGCGCTGCTCTATCCGACCGACAGCATCACACGCATCGGCTCTTCGGAACTAACGTTCCAATTGCCCGGTACGTCGACAGACAGCTATCTCCAGGTTCCTCTTGGAGATTTCGCTGGGTATCAGGTTCGCATCTGGGCCGATAACACGGTGTTCGCTGAGACTCCTTCGCATATGTGTCTCATCAACAACGTCGTTCCTCGCGCCTAAGTCCCACCGTCTCAATATCTTGGCCCTGCCTCCCCGACGGGGCCAAGAATGTTGAGATGTACACGGTCTGCTGTAAACCGTAGACTATAAACATAGGAGACAAACATGGCTACACTAGTCATCACCATCGTAACGCCGGATTCCGTGGCCTCTGTTCAGGATGCTCTGAACACGATTCCCACGACTGGCACCATTGTAGAACCCTCATCCATAGATCACATCGCCCGTTACATTGACGGTGTAGCTAATGGTTCGTTGAATCACACGTCCGTAACAACCGCCATTTCCTAAGGAGAATCACTAACATGATGGACCCATTCGATAAGAAACATGAAATGATGGGGCAGCTCCTTGACATGCTCAAGCGGCACGCCTCTGATGAAGTGGATAGTGGCCTTAAGAAACCGGAAGGTGAAGAAGGCGACATGCACGGCGTCCAGATTGAGAAGGTAGAAATCCTACCAGACCATGAGATGGATGCTTCCACTCCTGAACATGAAGTTGACACAAAACTGATTCCAGAAGGCAAGCATACCGCTAATCTGGGATACGCTGAAGGTGGTCTTGCGGCTGAAGACGGCAAACCTGAAATTGAAGGCGCAGCTCATGAAGAAGCCACTGAATCCGAAGCAGAACGTGAAGACGAAGGCGATATTGAGCCAATGTTTACGTCCTTGTTTGGCCGTAAGAAAAAGAAATAAGTTCTTACTGCTACGTTCGGGATCACCGGTTAAAATCCCACGATCTAGTATAGGAGACCTATCTTGAGTATTCCATTGACAATTAACGGGGCTGTGTTTGAATACCCAGTCAACTTCGATGAAAACTGGGGCGTAGATGCCACTGGTTGGGCCCAGGCTGTTACCAATGGTATGCTTCAGATGTCTGGGGGTAGTTTCCCTCTGACCGCTGAGGTTGATTTTGGCGGATCATTTGGTATTAAAGCTCTTTATCTAAAGAGCCGAGAGACAAATATCGCGAGTACTGGTATCGTCCGATTAGCCAATGCTTCTGCTGGGATAGTCTGGCGGAATGGTACCAATACTGGAAATTTAGTCCTCACCACCGATGCAGGAAACAATCTCCTGTTTAACGGTACCCCCGTAGCTCAAGTTACTCTCACCAATGCCCATATCTTTGTGGGTAACATCTCCAACATTCCTACCGATGTCGCCTTATCTGGCGATGCCACTTTAGCCAACACTGGCGCTCTCACCTTAAACACTGTTAATGGTAACGTAGGTTCTTTCACGAACGCCTCAATCACGGTCAACGCCAAAGGACTTATTACAGCCGCTTCGTCTGGCACGGCTCCTGTGACAAGCGTCAGTGGAACCGCCAATCAAATCACTTCTACTGGTGGTACTACGCCCGTTTTAGCGATTGCTAACCCGCTTACTTTGCCCGGTCCTGTAATAGCGGGTGGTGCTATAGCTATGAACGCCAACAAAATTACCGGATTAGCTAATGGTACAACTTCTACAGACGCGGCGGCTTTTGGCCAAATCCCTGTGTTTGCTGCGGCAGTTCAAACCGCTAGTCAAATACAAACAACCACAACCAGTAGTACATTTACGGCGGCAACCGGTCAAAGTGTGACTATTACACCAGTTAGTGCTAGCCATCGAGTTAAAGTGACGGTTAGTACTCAAATCGCTACCGGATCAGATCGAGTACGACTCACTATTAAAAGGAACGCAGTTGAATTATCTGGTGCTTCTGGTTTTACAGATACTACTAGTGCTGGTGCAACGGCTTTAGCTACGACCATTTCTTTTTCATATATAGATTCTCCAGCTACTACTAGCGCGACAACCTATCAAGTGTTCTTTAGAAATAACGATAATACAACTTCTATTACCTGTGGAAGCACAAATTTTGTGTCTGTAATTATGGCTGAGGAGATTGCATAATGGTTTCCCCTTATATTGTTGATTCTCTTTTGCCTACTCTTAGGCTTTTGCCTTTAATGCCGTCTGTCCAGGCGCTATTTTCAGACAGTGATTTAGTGAACATCATGAATTTTGAGATGGACTCAAAGATCATGCCTTTGATCGATAATCAGGCCGAAGAGTACGGCATCTATCTGGATGACATTCCATACAGCAATTCTATCACTCAGTATGATCTTCCGAGCCGAGCGCTTGGTGGGAAACTACGATCGGTCACGTTCGTGGACCCTAATGGCAACGAAGTACGTATTCCTCGTCTTCGCGTTGAAGACATCATGTCCAACGTGAACGCCACTGGCTTGGCCATCAATCCAGCGTTATGGGGCTTCTACTTTCAGAATAACAAGATCATTACGTATCTTAGCTCAGTGAACGGTGGAAGCAGTGCGTTTCCTACGCTTCGCCTACGGTATATTCGTCAACCAAGCACATTGGTGTTGTCATCCGCCTGCGGAGAAGTAACCCATATCGCCGGCAATGTGGTGACAGTTGACAATGTGCCTACCACGTTTACGACGAGTTCTACTTATGATCTGGTGTCAAACAGTCCGCAAATGTTCGTAAGCCTGGGCGATGATCTTACTGTGACCGCGGTGACGACTGGGGTTGCTGGAACGATAACTTTCACGAACGCGCCTCCGTCTACACTTCAGATCGGTGATTGGGTGTGTCTAGCCGGGCAATCTCCTATCCCTCAGATTCCTTACAACCCAGGCTTTCAGCTTTTACTTCAGTTGAGCGCCGCTAAATGTCTTGAAATTCATGGTGATGTTCAAGGTTTCAATGTGGCTATGTCACAGGCTTCAGACATGAAGAATTACTTTATCTCAGTCATCACGCCACGTGCTGACGCTAACGTTATACGTTTAACCACCCCCAACGCTCTATACGGTTGGGATTAAGGAGCGTAAATGACTCTAGAGACTGATCTCCAGTTTCTTCAGCTGGATTGTCGCGGGCTTTACACGATGCCCAACAGTTTATCCAAGGTTCCCTTGGGGTCCTTACTGCAGGCTGAAAACACCGTAGTGAGCTATAACGGTCTGCTTTCTGTGCGCCGTGGGATCAAACAGTTTGGGACAAGCCTCGCTGCCCTCGCGGGCGGTGGTCCTAACACAAACGTGTTTGAAGAGTTCTTTTATAAAGGCAGCAAGCTGGTGTGGTTTGGAGATTCAACGGTCAGCCGATTAGACCCGTTAAAGCATTGTTTCGCGTACGACAGTGATGGTTTAGGAACGTGGGTGCAAACCTCTTCAGCGGTTCCAGCTCCAGCGTACGCACTAACAGATAGCTATCGCTCAGCTCAAAGCAACAATAACATCTATTTTACCTCGGTCAATGGCATCCTAAAGACCGACGATCCAGCTAATCAGCTTTATTCTGCTGGTGGTCTTCCTGGTTTAGATGGATTAGCTACTCTCGTAGACGTTGCAGGATTCATGAATACCAATACGCAGGTCGCGTATAGGATGACGTGGAAGACCACAGACGCCAATCATAACGTTATAGAAGGTACTCCCAGTACGCGCGTGGTCATAGCTAACACAAGCGGCGGTAGTCGTAACGTTCAGCTCACGTTCACGATTCCACATGGTGCTACCACGAGTGACCAATGGGTGATCTATCGATCTCCTATGTCAGCCAGTTCAACAACTGAGCCATCCGATGAATTGCAGCAGGTTGAACAGGGTTTTCCTGATTCCACCGATTTATCTAACGGGTTCTTCGTTGTGACAGATACCACTCCAGAAAGCCAGCTCGGAGCGGCTCTTTATACGAATTCAGGCCAGCAAGGTGCGTCACAAGCTAACAATATACCACCCTTAGCCAATGACATTTGTTTCTTTGTTGGATACATGATCTATGCCGCAGCTTTTAGTCAACAGAAATTTCTGCTTTCATTATTAGCGACCGGCGCGCCAGATGGTATTCAGATTGGTGATACGTTCACGATCACGAATAGCCCTTCTAGCTTTACGTTAACCGCCGCGGCCGCGGAAAATATAGCGACAGGTCACTTTAAGGTCTTTACCGGTGGCGATCCTGGTAGCGATATTCTGCAGACCAAACAGTCCTTAATTCATGTTTTGAACCGTCAAAGTCAAACTTTAGTTTACGCATACGATGCCACTGATGCTTCGAGCGCCACATCCTTACCCGGAGATTTCTTCTTACAGGAACAGAATATAGGCGGTGGTGCCTTTCAGATATCGTCTTCGCGATCGACTTGTTGGAATCCAGCGTTAACAACTACGCCTTCGGATAACGAATCATTGGCTGGAGGTGGTCTTGGTTCTGGTTTCTGCTCTAAGTTTCAGCAGCCTGAAGCCGTACCGGTGTCAAACACCATCAACGTTGGTAATCCAAATTTTGAATGGCTTCGATGCCTCGCGTTGAGAAATAGCGTGATAGCGCTGAAGGCCGACGGCTTGTTCCAGCTTACTGGCACCACGTTCCCTTTTACTGTGACCACATTAGATACTGGCACCATCCTTACGGCTCCAGATTCTTGCGCCTCAATGAACAATCAAGTGTTTGCGTACACAAATCAGGGAGTAGTGGCTATCGCAGAAACGGGTCCTGGTATCGTCTCTCGTCCTATCGAAAACATTCTCCAGCGCATCAGTTCAGATTTGTATCCTAACTTTCCGATGGTAACGTTTGGCGCGGCTTATGAGACAGATAGAAAGTATCTGCTTAGTACGATCTCAAAGAATGATGGGTTCCAACAAGCCACCATCCAATACGTTTACGATACTTTGACTGAATCATGGACGTCCTATATCTATCCGATTCCAGTGTGGGATATCTTAGAAAGTCCTACTGAGCACAGACTCTATATCGCTTCTGCGGATACAGCTTATCCGTACTTGTTCCAAGAAAGAAAGTCGTTTACCAACACGGATTTCGCAGACATAGAACTGCCAGTAACCATTACAGGATTCAACAATTCAAATCCTGACCAGTTTACTGTAGATTTAGCGAGTACTACTAACGTGACGGTGGGCTGGAGCTTGGCACAACTAGTTCCAGGCGCTACAAACACTCCTCCACAGATACTCAATCTAACTGTGATAACGGCTATTTTAAGCCCTACGCGGATAGCAGTCAGAGACGCCATCAATTGGGCGTTATCTGGTTCTGTGTTCACCGCTGTGGAACAACCCATTCCGGTTCGGGTTCAGTATTGCCCGATTTCTGGAGGAGTCAACGGTAACAATCCTAGCATCGTCAAGTTCTTTAAAGAAGCTCAGTTCTTCTTTCAGAACGCAGACTTCAGCTCGATAGACATCACCTTCTCAAGCGATTTCATACAGTCAGACACGGTGGTGTCGCTGACACCTATTCCGGCCACCATAGGATGGGGTCAGTTCCCATGGGGTCAGATACCGTGGGGCGGAGCAGACGAGTTCACGGTGTCTTCTGTTCGCACGTATATTCCGCTACAGGCAAGACGAGCCCATTGGTTGAACCTGCATTTAGCTCTGAACGAAGCGATGGTGGGGTTCACATACGGTGGTTGTATCATCCAGTATATGGATAAAACAACCAGGAGTAAGTAATGAAGAATCTTACTTACAGACGTATCACTGAAGAAGACCTTCAGGATGCGCCCAAAGGAAGCTGGAAGGGAAAGCTTCTCTACGCGATCAATCTTTTCTTTCAGCAGATGTATTATGGTCTGCAGAATCAGTTGACGCCAGAAGAGAATGACATCTGCCAAGTCAAAACGTTTCAGATCATTGGTTCAGCTACGCCAAGCGCCAATACTTATAGCTTCACGGCTCTTTTCCCTTATCAACCAAGCCGGATGACTCTCGGTAAGATAGTACCTTTGGATAATTCAAGTCCTATATTCACGGTAGCCCCATTTGTGAGCTGGAATTTCACAAACGGTACATTCAATGTGTTGGGAATCTGCGGGCTTGCTACCGGCGTTCCCTATAGCATCACCCTAGAAGTTAGATGGGCGCCAATTGTAAACTAAGAGGATAACTAATATGCCATTCGTATCCAATATGAACGACGAGGACCAAAACAAGCAGAACCAGCCGCAAGGTTCTCAGGGAGTGGTGTCTCCTAGCGGGGGAGGCGGAGCAGTGCGTCTAGCTCCTTCTGCTGCGGTTCCTGCTGGTGGCGCTGGTTCAGGTGGTGTAACGGGTACAGGTCCTGCGTCAGCCGGTGGTCAGTTTGCATCCATGGGTCAGTATTTGAAAGCCAATATGAGCAATGCCGAGCCATTGGCCGGTAAGTTGACAGCTGGTATTGGTCAAGAGTATCAAGGTTTAGAAGGACAAAATCAAGCGGCTCTTTCTAGCATTGGAAATCAAGTCTCAGCTCAACCTGATTATTCTAAAGCCAATGATACAATCGCTCAAGAAGCCGCTAATCCTACGTCTTTCGCGGGAGATCAAGGCAACGTAGCATCATTTCAAAATTTACTGAAGGCGTCTTATAATGGCCCTACTTCTGCGGAAAGCACCAGTGATTATGCCAACCAACAGGCGGCCATCAATAAGTCTATCGCTCAAGGTCAGGATGCAACGCAGACGGAAGGTGGTAGGGAAAATTTATTAGCCAAAAATGAAGCCAAGCCTACCACTGGGGTGACCGCGTTGAACAGTGCTATCCTTTCCAAGAGCCCAACGGCACTGGCGTCTGTGGAAAATGCGTATCAACCGTTTCAAAACTTGCTTACTGGTCTCCAGAGTGGAGCTACGGCGCAAAATAAGGCCATCGCAGATAAACAAGCACAAGCTGCAACAGCTAAACAAACAGCTACCGACGCTTTGAATTCTCAGATAACCGGCTTAAATACCTCGGTAGGTAACGAATTGACCACAGCTCAGCAGAAGCTGGCAGCTCAGAACGCCCAGATCAAATCAGAGCTTGCGGCAGGAGCGCCCAGTGATGGAACCTTACAGGCTCTCGGTGTGACACGAGATCAATGGAACTCTCTATCAGCGGCTCAAAAAGCGGCTGCTACTCCCCAAGATGTTTATTCTAACCAGCATCAATTTGGAGCTACCACAGGCACTTCGAACATCGATCTTGCGGGTTTCTTGAATCAGAATGATCCAAACAATGTTCTTAACGCCGGCAATGTGGCAACTAAAGCAGACTATGATAAAGCTGCCGCGTTTCAATCGCTTCTTGGAGGCTTAGATTTGGCTACGCCTACGATGGCCATCAATCCTACCACAGCAGCGCAAGCAGGTACAGCACCGGTCAACGCTAGCACCTTTGACTATCAGACGGCTTTAACTACGGCTCAACAGGCTAAGACTGACCAGTTAGCCGCCGCTCAAGCTTACGTGGATGCTCTACAGTCTGGTGCGGATGAAAATCATGCCCAGTTGGCTGCGCAAGATGCGGCAAAGAAAGCGGGAATGGCTCGTATAGCAGGGATTGCTCAGACTCCTTTAGCGGCCACCGGTGCAGCAGCGGCAGGCGCAGTGGGTGCAGCTAAAAACGTGGGGAGCCAGTTCTCTACGGCGCCAAGCGCAATTAAGAACATAGCGGCAAACGTTTTGACGGGTGGCTTGTCAACTCCAGCCCAAGCTATAGCCGGAGGAGTAAAGCAAGCTGTGCAAACCATCACCAATATCTTCTGCTTCCATCCAGACACCCTTATCACGATGGAAAGTGGGAGCTTATTGCCTATCCATAAGATCGTGGTTGGAGATTTGACCAAAGGCGGCAAGGTTTTGGCCACCACACGAGCCATTGGACAAGACTTCTATTGGTACAACGGTGTAGTTGTGACAGGTAAACACGCGGTAAAGGAAAACGGTACGTGGATTCGCGTAGAAAACTCTAAACTTGGCCATCAATTCAAGTATCTCACAGAAGTCGTGTGCAATCTTGTCACTGAGAAGCATAGAATCTACGCAAATGGCATAGAATTTGCCGATCAGTATGAGACAGACATGTATGAATCGCTTGATATGGATGAATCTTTAGCGGAGTTGAACAAGAATGCAAAGCATGTGGGCTGATTACTTCCAAGAAAAGGGTCTCATAGTCGTTGAGACCCAACGCGGATTGATGAGTGCGTACGTAATTGGCAACGTTTGTATGGTGGACAATTTCTACGTCAAACCAGAGTATCGTGGAACAGGTTCAGCTCTTCAATTGACGCTTCAGCTTATCCAACGAGCAAAAGATCGAAACTGTAACACATTCTGCGCTGAAATCTACAAGAGTGATCCTATGTACGATTATATCTTAAGGCTTCACAAGCATTTTGGTATGAGCGTAACAGAAGACAATGAGCACAAAACTGTAACCTATAAGGAAATCTAACATGCTTGATCCTAAAACACTGCTGCCGATGATTAAAAAACTCCTGCCTAATGAGTCTGATGCGGACATCATGGCAGGTATCAAAGAATTTGAAAAGGCGCATCCTGATTTAGGAAATAAAGAAGCTCTTCAAGCTCTCATCACCGCGTTGAAGCAAATGCAGAGTGGCGGTCAACAGGGACAACCTCAGCCGCCCCAGCAGCAAGTTCCAGCAGCGCCAAGTAAGCCGTTTGGTCAGAGTATGCTAGGTAGTCTTCCAACAGGAGCAAAATAATGGGATTTTTAGATAGCATCACCGGCTCAGCCGATAATTCAGCTCAAGAGTATTTGAAACAAGCTCTTGCAGCTTATAACAATGTAAACGTTCCGACCGTTGCGTCTGAACAGGTTAACGAGTTGCCCATGCAGACGGTGCAGGGTACTGTTAATCCTCAAAACATAGCGGTGGCAGAACAGGCTCCGTCTGAGTACAACAACATCTCTCTTGATCCTACCACGCGAGCAGCTCAGATGTCCGCGTTACAGTCATATATGGACATAGCTAATTCTGGCGGATTGGACGCAGAGTCTAAGTTGGCCATCCAGCAAGCGATAGATGCCGCAAACAACCAATCTAGAGGTGATCAAGGCGCTATCATGAACGCTGCCCAGGCAATGGGTCAAGGCGGCGGTGATTTTGCCTTAACACAACGCGCTATCGCGTCTCAAGGAGCTTCTAACAACGCAGCTAATCAGGGAATGCAAGCGGCAGCGATGGCTGAAGCCAATAGAGAAGCAGCTCTTAACGCCATGGCGAATATCGGTGGCGGTATCAACGCAGCTGATTATAATCAAGCGGCAGCAAAAGCAGCGTCACAGAATACAATCAATGCTACCAATACTGGAGCTAGGAACGCAGCTAACACAGGCAATGTAGCCAACCAGATACAGACAGGTGAGTTTAACGTAGGTAACGCTCAGAACGTAAATGCAGCTAACACGGCGGCTGGTCAGAACAAGGTGTATTACAATGCTGGGTTGCCGCAGCAAAAGTTTAACAATGAGCTCGCAAAAGCATCTGGCGTGGCTGGCGTCAGCAACAACCAGGCTACCGCAGCTCAGAACGCTACGAACGCCAACAACGCCTTTACTGGTTCTTTACTTGGTACCGCCGGTACAGTAGCAGCTACAGCTTTAGGTGGTCCGGCTGCTGGAGTGATGGCGAACCAAACGTTGAAACCAAAACCAGTTATGGTGAGCAACAACGCCTCCGCAGGAGTTAACGCAGCTCACGGTGGATACATGTGCTACGCCGACGGCGGAGTGACGCATGACCACGGCATCTGTATGAAATTAGGTGGACATGTTGGAGGCGAAGCTGAAGTACCTGGAGATAGTGAGCAGAACGACACAATCCCAGCCATGCTTAGTCCCGGAGAGCTCGTGATTCCGCGCTCTGTGCCGAAAGATGGACGACATATGGAAGAATTTGCTCGAAACGCTCCAGTACATGGTACTGACAAGAAAGTAGACCTCACTGGCTTTACCAGTGGGTACAAAAGGAGTCGCTAACATGCCTCTTTCCCACGGAAAATCAAAAGAAGCTATCAGCAAGAACATCAAGACAGAGGTTGAAGCTGGCAAACCGCAGGATCAAGCGGTGGCCATTGCTCTCAACACGGCTCGAGAAGCTGGAGCTCATATCCCCAAACCAAAGATGGCCGAAGGTGGGAAGGTGGAACGTACGTCCTTAGAACATCAAGAACCGAATGCCATGATGGCGCGCGCTATGGCTGATGGCGGCGTTTGGCTTCAAAATGAAACTCCTGAGACAGTGAAAAAGGCTACGCACGTCGAAGGCGCACAGCCGACTGAAACGACTACCACTGGAGACGGCACAAACGAAGGCATCGCTCGAATGGATAAAGGTGGCTATCCTCACGTCACGTTTTTAGAAAATGTCAGCACGCCTGAAATGAAGAAAACGGTTCATCTAGAAGACCCTTCCGGTGCTCATGAAGGCCATATAACTAAGGGCCATGAGGAAAACTACGCCAAAGGCGGAACCATCCACAAGGCTGAAGATCGGAACAAAGAACCTTCCAAACCAGCAGATATCAACATGTCTCACGAGGCAAAATTGGCTGAGATTTATAAAGCGATGGGCATCCAGAAGTACGCGGACGGTGGGATTACGCCACAGGCAGCGCCTGCTGACCCCCTGGGGATGCCCCCGCAAAGCGATCCTACGTACTGGGATCAGATAAAGGCCGCCCTAGCCCAGGTAGCTAGCCCCGTGACCAAACCGATAGGAGCCATCAATGATGTGGTCGCAGGCGCTGCTAAAGCGGCCGCTCCAGCTGCTCCCGCTGTCGTTTCTGCGCTCAATAACCTGACTGGGGCATCCTTGCCCGTTCCGGCCGCTCCAGCTCCTCAAACGTCAGATTTGGCCGCTTCTGCGCCAGCTCCTGTCGCGCCTCCGGTCTTGCCGCCTGCGGCCCCAGCCCATCCCCCGGTGGCTGCCGCCCCGGCCACTGATGGTACGGCGAGCACTTTGAAGAATCTTTTCAATCAGGACACGTCTAAGCTAACCGAGGGAGTCAATCCTGAAGATAGACAAGCTTTAGCTAGCAAAATGGAAGGCTCACAACGCGGTATTGGCTCCATCGTGGCCGAAGCTGTGGCTGGTCTTGGAGACGCCCTGGCTGCAAAAGGCGGAAGAGAGCAACATTCATTAAAGGATATCTTTTCAATGCAAAAACAGCAACGAGATGAGGCGTTAGCCAATTTCGATGCAGCGAGACAGCAGCGTTTGCAAAAACTGGACCTGCAAACCAAGATGGGGAATAACTTTATCAATCAACTGGCGGCTCAAGATGCCTATGGCATTGATGAACATCTCAACAAACAACTTGGCGCTCCTCCGGGCACTGCGCATAAAGACCTTCCGTTATATATGCAGATGATGACAGCCCAGGTGGCACAGCAAGAAAAAGATGCCGATCTCTACATGAAAGCCCATGCACAGGCGGCCAACGATGTGGACTCAGCTATCAAAAATGCTAGTGTTTTCAACATAAAACCAAGCCCTGCGCAGATTCAAGCGAGCGGAGCAAAGCTGGCCGATCAGTATTATCACAAGGCTAAAGGCAGCATACTTTTCCAGCCGTCAGACGGACAGAAACCTGTCTGGATTCCGGCGGCGAACATTCAAAAAGCGAAACAGATGGACCCGCACGGACAAATCGTTCAATAAAGGAACTCAAACATGGCCATGGATTTTACAGCGTTACAAGGTGTTCCATCGGAAACAGGTCATCTAGACTTCTCTGCTATCGGTGGCGTTCCTGCCGTGGGTGGTGGACCGTCTGCGGAAGATGAAACATCTGCTCTTGGAGCGGCAGGACGCGGAGCTGTTGGGGTGCTTCCTCTTGGCAAACAAGCATACGCCGCTGTTGCTGGCGCCGCAGAGAACAAGCCGTATCTGCAAGAACGCCAAGAATTAGAGAAAGAGATTGAAGCAGATATCGCCAATCATCCAGCTGCAAGACTGGGTGGACAAGTGGCTGGTGTTGTGGCTCCAGCCTTGCTTACCGGCGGTGCAAGCACGCTTGGTGGTACTATTGCCGAAGGCGCCGCGATGGGCGCAGGATTTGGAGCAGGAAACGCTATTGATACGCTTGCTAGTGGGGGAAGTGGAGCGAAGGCGGCAGGAGATGTTGCATTAGGAACACTTGCTGGCGGAGCGGGTGGAGCAGCGGGAAGAGCGGCAGGAAATCTTATCGGTAAAGCTGCTAGCCCATTTGTTAACTCACAGGATGAGCTGATGGCCGAAGCTACAGCTGGTATCTTAGGTGGCACAACGCGGCAGATTCGTTCTCTACCGGGCAAGAATCCGGTGCAAACCTTGACTAAGTTAGGCTCCGATATGGCTAAGTATCATGTTAATGGTGAACCTCTGATCCAAGTTACAGATCAAATGCCGGCGCGCTTGGATAAGTTCATAGCACTCCAGAAACAGGCCGGTCAAACCATCGGTGATACGATTAAGAGCTCCAATGTTGAACCTATAGCGGCAAAACCTATCATCGATGAGCTTGGGACAGCCCTTAAGTTTGCTACGCCAGACGATCAGGTGCAAATGCAGGCTGTCATGAATCAAATCAATCAATATGCAGAAAAAGACGGTACTATCCCATTTGACCGACTTCAACAGCTGAAGGGTGAATTGGGCGACAGAGCGTTTCATGGTCAAGGCGATCCAGTCCTTCAAGCCGCCTATCATACTGTCAGCGATGTCCAAGATCGTGAATTAGAGAAGGTTTCATCGGTTATCAATAAACCTGCGTTTGACGACGCTAAGAACGCTTATCAAATGACATCTAGAGCAATTCCTATGCTCCGCATGGCTGTTTCTAAAGAAGTAGGCGGTAAGACTAACATGGTAGTGCCAGGAGCTGCGTTGCTTAGCGGGCATCCGCTGGTTGCAGCTGGAGCGTTGGCTAAGAACCGTCTTTCTCAAATGGGAAGCGGCGCGATGTTTAAAGGCCTACAGAACATACCAGAAAACGCTGGAGCTATAGCTGAAGCGCTACCAGGTAAAGCTGGCGCCCAAGCAGGCGGAGCCGCTGTACAACAGAATATGGGTGAAACGCATCCGGTGCCAGGAAAAGGTGCTCCGTCTCCGAGCGACACTCAGCCAAACAAGTTGAATATCGATCATCCTGCTCTAGCACAATGGAAACCTATGTTTCAACAGAACGCTCAGAATGCTAAGAATCCTGGAGAAGTAGAGAAATCTCATGCGGTGACAGACTTTATCCTTAGTCAGCGTGATCCTGGCTACGCGGCCGCGAAAAAGAAAGCATCTGAAGCGCCGGTGACAGAGAATCAACCTGCGAAGATGTCAGAAGGTGGTATTATAGCAGACTTAAAAGAGAACTTTGGAAAGCCGGTGCCTGGGTTCGGCAGTACGCTTCAAGGATTGGAAAACGTAATGAAAGGCGCTAAAAGTACGCCTGTTCCCATGGAAAACCAGTTACCTGTTCAGACAGAGAAGACGCCGAAGTTTCACGAACCATTTAATACCGACTTTGCCGATCAACTGAAGGCATTTCTAGCAGATAAGGAGAAAGACGATGCCGAGTCTAGATAAACGCCTTACAAAGCTGGAAGACGCGATAGTCACGCATCTAACGGAATCTGGAGAAATCCGTGGGGCTATTACAACGCTCACGAGTCAAGTAAATAAGATTTCTGATAGAATGTGGTACGCACTATGGATGCTAGCAATAGGCGCGTTAGGGATCGTGGGATTTTTGTTGAAGGTGACACTGTGGAAATAGGAGGTTCGGTATGGAAGCGGAATCGATGGTCTGTCCTGGCTGTGGCTTTAGGATTGAACCTATTTACATCTTCGATCGCAGCCCAAAGACCGGAAAACCCTATCTTATCGTACGCTGTCCACGCGAGCGATGCAGCTTCAACATCGACATTGAAGACTACACCGGACCCCGAAAAAAACGTGCTGAGGATAAGCCGCAGAAGTCTAAAGACATCGGCGGGGATGGAGGAAAGTCGGGTTGGCGTTTTGGCCTATGAGGGTAAGTTCTTAGCCTATACTCTCGAGCACGAGAGCGTTAAAATCCCACCAGGTCGTTATGCAGGCGAGCTACGATGGAGTAAGCGCTTTGGAGAGACAGTTGTATACATTCATGTTCCGAAGCGGTCTGGAATAGAAATCCACCGTGGAAACTGTCCGGCTGACTCAGGAGGATGCGTGTTGGTGGGTACAGCAGTAGATGGTGCTTGCCTTGACAACAGTAGACAGGCACTTGAGCGTACGGTGAAGACATTACCACAGACGTTTACCGTGGTAGTAACTGAGCAAAATTGATAACAGCGTAGAAGCAAAACGCCACAGCTAGCCCGTAGAGAAACAAGATAATCAGTATAGTTCTAAGTTGCATTTCTTCCTCCGATGTTCCCGCCAGATATCTACCACAAAGCACGAGAGTATCCTACCTACGAACGTTCCTAAGATAACCGCCAGAAATGTCGTCACTTTATCAACCCTTCCTGCCTAGCCAACCCACAACATATCACAAAGTCCAATCCTGAGTGCCAAATATAGGCTTCAGTCACCCCGTCCCATTCCTTGTAGCTAAACATATTGCGCTGCCACATGAATTCCTGCGATCCGCGGTTTTCCATGGGTAGCGTTTCTTTTGCCCGTACGTGACCGCCCCAGTTGACGGTTTCTATTGGGCCAGGATCGGGCGGTTGAACTACGCCTCTCGTTCTATTTTGGTAGGTAAACGTGTGCAGCATCGAAAGATTGACCTCATGCGGTCCGAGAGCAGGCGCACAAAGCACCTCAACCCAGGCATTGTTGGACTTTCGCATGATACGATGAATGCGTCGAAGCCCTTTCGCATAAATTTCTTGTCCTGTCACTTTATAGAGAATATGCAGATGAATGGCGGCCCGATGAGTATCGTAATCGGTATCCCACCACAATAGTTTCACTTTTGGGTAAGCAAGAAGGAGCTTATACTTAGCAAAAAGCTCGAAATATGGCGCGTCTAATGCCGGATCGTTCAGCCTTCCTACCGCGAGAATGGCTAAAAGCAGCGTAATCCTCAACGGGTCTGCTTTCCAACCCTGTTCTAGCGCTCCAAATTCTGTGGGCGTGCCTTTAAGATCAGTCAACGCGTAACCAGAAGCACAAATTTGCCTCGCCCAACGTGCCGCCAGGTCTGTCTGTTTACTAGCCCAAAGGCCAAAGATAACGCCCGTAGCAGCATCGTTTGACGCTGTGTCGTTTATTGTTCCATCGGCCTGTATTCCGCGTATGAGGATATTGTTGATGAATAACCTCTCGAGCTGAGCTTCAGCGGCAGCGGTATCCGCGTATCTGAAGGCTAGCATAGCCAGATAAAGACCCTGGAAAAGAGCAAAATCACCAGAGTCTTTTGGCATAGGAAGCTGGTACATGAACTGGCCATCTACGACGTGAGTAGTCTGCAGATGCCAAAATAGCTGGGTTTCAAGATTGACAAGATCAGCAGTTACAATCGGAAGCTGAGCCTGTTTGAAAGGATCATAACACTTGTTGACTAAATCGCACAGCCAAATGGCTGCTACCTTGATAACGTTAATGAACCACATGTTTGTCCTCCCCGCAATCGGCCAGCCCAAAACGATACATGCTCTGAAGAGTCAGTTCAAACTGCTTACTGCGCTTATATCGGGCCACCCCGTCTTCCGCGCCTTTCTGATAGACGTACCAAAACAGTGGAAACAGGATGGTCGCTGTTAAAAGTGCTGCTACGATATATCGTTTCATTCGTCTTCTCCCTGATCGCCTAGTATCATTGCTACGAGTCCGAAGCCGATAACAAGCCCTCCTATAAAAGCTACTGTCAAAAACGCACAGTGAACGGCCATCTCTGCGACTTGTAAAAGCACCGTCGTGTCAATTTGAGTTATTTCCATAGGCTCCTCGTGTCTGAGAAGATAGTGTATAGCATCAAAGTCGTCAAAAGAATGGCTCCTATCATGTTCCAAGTCGCGTAAGTTTGGGGCTTGAACTTTTTTCCGCGGATTCCTTCGATTGCGTAAAGAAATACGTGACCACCGTCAAGCGCTGGAATGGGGAATAAATTGAAAAGCCCCAGGCTCAACGAAATGATCGATAGAACAGACCCAAATCGAACGAATCCTTCTTTAAACGAATCGGCTAGAATCTTAACGATCATCACAGGGCCAGAAACAGCCGCATCTGGTACCGTAGACTGACCTCCAAGGAATTTAAGAGATTCTACGATAACCGCCCGGCATAATTCCCACGCCTTGGCAGCCCCGGCCAAAACCGGCCAATGTCGTCCGAAAATCAAGAGACCCAGCATGATGAGATAGCCTAAAAGAAGGCTAGCGACCGGTCCAGCCAGAGCAACCAACGATCGTTTCCACCAAACCAATGAGAAAAACCCACGCTTGACCTTGGACATTGGGTCTTCGCCATCACACTGAACAAATCCACCTAGTGGCAGCAGTCGAAGCTCATAGGAGGTATCCCCGATGGTTTTCTTGAGCAGAACAGGTCCAAACCCGATGGCGAACTTGTTAACCTTTACCCCGAATAGCTTAGAAACCAGCATGTGGGACGCTTCGTGAAATCCAATGAGTGCTCCAAAACCTAACATAATTGCTAGAGCAGCTAGAATCATTTTATCTCCTTTAAGACTTCTACAGGCGCTGGCGTTACCACTGTCTGCGCTGCTTCAGCTTTCTGTTTCGCTCTCGCGGCCTTCTTCCTCGCAACTTCGCGTTTTATATCTGTGTCTGAACGTCCCCAGTAATACTCTCGCGTTAGAATGTAGGCGATATAGGCTTCTCTAGCCATTTGTGCCAATCCATTATTTTTCCTCGGGCTGCGGCAGCAACATTCTAATTCCAGCCCGCACTCCTGTGATTTTGGCGTGCAAAGGACTGTAGAATACTTCATCAGCTGAGTGCAGGGTAGCATTCATTTTAGCCATGTGCTCGAAATACTTTTGGCAGTCTTCTAGTATAGCATCTATTTTCTGAAACTCTCTTTGAAGGTTTTTTGTCATTTAATAGTCACCCAATAGTCTGAATGTTTATAGCCTGGAATTACTCCTTCAAAAAGCTCGCCCCAGTCGGCAGAGCTTACAATTTCATCACGAAGGTGCGGCCATTTTTCAACCGCTTTCTTATAGCGCCAGGCGTACGCTTTTTGTTGCAATTTTACTACAGCACGATTAAGCAGCCCAAATAAGAACGTGTTAGCAAGCCAGAAGTCCAGCCGCATCGGCCACCATTTGGGGTACCAGGCATAGTTAGGCCGCCAGATTGAGTATATCCCGTACCAACCAAAACTACAGTAGACGCGAACGGTTCCAAACTTTTCTTTGATGCAGCTGACATTCACCCTGGGGTATTTTATAAGCCAACCCCCTATGAATTCAGCCGCATCGTTAATTCCCTGCCAGTCTACGTTTTCGTCTCCCCAAGAGTGCATATTATTCTCCCGTTAACTCATATACGACGCTGGGCTTCTTCTTTGCGGCTTCAACCAGAAACTTCTGAAGTTTCTCTGTAGGTATCCCACCGGCTATGGCCGAACTTCCGTCTTCCCATCCCACGTCAGTCATGGCTACGATTTCACCCTTTGAATTAGCCCATGGTCCACCAGAGTTGCCTCCCCGGATCATTGCATCGCTTAAAACCCACCGATCGTGCTCACCGCTGATGATGCCGTAGCTTGCGAACCAGAGCATGTACCCGCGAATGTTCCCAACAGATACAATAGGTTCACCTAGAATCGCCGTTTTGGCAAAAACAGGCGCTCTATGGCCCGACACTGGAGTATTTAGCTCCAGAATGGCGATATCCTGCGGCTGGTTGATGAATTTCAGCTTTCCATGGACGACTTTATCTCCAGGATAGACGTAAATCCACAGCGTATCAGCCCTTTTGCTCTCAGGAATAACATGGGCACAAGTCATCACCGTGGTCGAACTGAGCAGGATACCGGTTCCCCGCCACCGGTCATTCATGCTCTCGTTCGAAATAAGAACAGTGTATTCTTGCACCATTTTGACTGTATCGCTAGTGATTGGAGACGGGCCATAGCGAGCATCTGGTACCTTAGCTTTTGGCTTAGGCATGGAATAGGTTAGCAACACTAGGGCCAAGGTGGCTCCAATGCTGATACCCATGACTGCGTATACAAGCTTTTTCATTTATCGTCTCCTTTGGGTGGTTTGATCTTTCCTTGCTTCAAGCCTTGATGGATTATATGTTCTACGCGTTCCTTATACTCTTCTACAATGATGTCTGCCTTACGGTACTCGGCTAGTAAACGCTTCATGTCATCTTTGGTTTTGGGGTTCTTCGTCTTGGCCCATTCCATGAAGGCTATATACTGGTCGAGCGTTAGGACGTCTATACGCGTGAAGTTTTTCACGGACGAATCTCCACCCCGGTCTTCCGATAAGCCTTGTGAGACCAGCCTCCGCAGCCACCCTTTTCTTTGCGGCATTCATAGCGTTTGGATTTGTTGACAGCGCCATAAATCCAACCACGTTGATTGAGGGTGCCTTTCTTTTCACAGAGAGGGCATTGGTCAGGCTCATTGTTGATGCTAGCCAGATTAGGATGCTTAAACCCAAAGACCCGCATTTTGAGATAGACTTCTGCGGTTAGTTTAACATCGTGAATATTGTGAGTAACAATCTTGCGGATGGCTTTCTCGTTGCCGCCACCAGCTAGAAGCCAGTCATTCATGTCTGTCTCAGTTTTCTTAACCTTACATCCCAGGAATTTACCAAGTCCTTCCAGTGAGTTTTTGACTCGCATCTTCTTGAATGAAACCTCACAGGTGTCGTAGTGCGGGATGTTAGGCAACGGAGCGTAACCCCAATGCAACAACCTACTGTTAAGCCATGGAATATCAAACCATTTCCCATTGTGAGTCACGATCATGTCGAATTCCAGAAGCTTTTTGCGAATAGCCAAGACGAGCTTCTTATCGTCTAATGGGTTAATCTTGATATTATCCCGAACAAGGATATCTACCTTAGATTTACCCAGCTCCATGATACCCGAACAAATCATGAAGCCTTGATCGGCTTTAAATCTAAACGTGTGGCACTCGATATCCCAGATTCCAATTTTAGCCATTAGTTGCGCTCCTTTTGACTTTCTTCCACCATAACTTCAGACAATACTCGTGCACCTATTACCATGTCCGTTAATATCTCTACACACTTCCAGAATCCTACCTGTATATACATCTGCCGCATTTCGAACTTCAGTTGAGCTATGTCTAATTCCGATCGTTTACTCATTGGAACCACCCATAGTACTCCCATCTGTCTAACCAAGTAATGTTTGCTGGAGGAAGCCCGATCTTATGGCGCTGCCAGTTCATCACCATACGCCCTACTCTTCCGTTTCCATCGGCGAAAGGATGGACACGCTCAAACTCTATGTGAGCTTGACGCACACTTTCTTCTGTGTCCGCCAGCGCCCACACGCTGAACCAGTTTAAGATTAACCCTGGCACTTGCTGCCAATTAGGACAAACTCTGCCTCCGACCCAGACGTCTACATTGCGCAAAGCACCGATCCACTCAGGATGATAATCTCCGTATATCTTGCGACCAGCCATTATTTCACCGTGAAGCGCTAGGACATTTTTAAGAGTCAATGATCTACGTAGGAAGCGTCTGTAAGCTTTTGTACAGACTGCGTCGGCTTCCCGTTCATTTACAGATTCTATGAGATTAGACTCTCGAATCCATTGTGGAACTTGTGTCATTTCTCCCACCACTTTTTACCCCAAGACGGAAACGCCCAAAAGCCCATAAACCAGACTTCGCATCCGCCTTTGTAGAACTCAAGGTATAGTACCATCAGCTTTCCAATGCGAAACTCAACGATGGGTGTTTCCTTGCTTCCACGCATATCGTCGCGCCATCCATACTCCCAGCCACAGGCCCAATCATCCATACACGTAAGACTAATGTCTAACGTACCGTTTTTCTCGACTCGATAGAGCGTGAAAGGACCAAGTTTGAAGATCATTTGACCTCCGTGGTATAGACATCTACTGGTATTTCCCCGCCCCGCTTTTTAGCTTCTTTCATGATGAGCTCTACTACTTCGACCGGGCTGAACGTATCCAGCGTGGGGGTTGCGTCAATGATAACATGGAATAGTTGCATATTGCCTCCAATATCGCCCGTAGCATTACACTTAGGGCATGGTAGCGTCGCGGGATGGCCAGACGGGCTTCTCCCGTAAACGCCTTTATGACCGTTGCAGGTCGGGCACTTCATTTGAACAACACGTAGGTCGAGTTTAGCGTTTCGATGACTGAAAAATCAGCAGACTTTGAGACTTTCTGCACCACCGACAAATTACAGCAGTCGAATGGCCTTCCGACTCTCCTAAACAAAAACCCCTGTCCCTTTTTAGGAGCGCGCATATACTCAATCGCGACAGGTGCCATACCAAATACAGGCGCGTTTCTAGACTTGATGAAAAGTAGTGTTCCTTTAGACAGTTGCATTGCGTTCTACCTCCAGGTATTTGAGCAATTTTAGGGCCGATTCCAACGTATGGCGCCCAACTATGAACTTGTTGCAGCGGTAGCAAAGAAGCCCACGAACCTGGCCCGTCTTATGGTTGTGGTCTACTGATAACCGCATTTTAAACGATGATTCTGGCTTCTCACACACTCCACACTTCCCACCCTGCTTGACTGAGAGCTTTTCCCGCTCAGCTTCGGCCAGGGGCTCGGTCAAGTGAGGCCAATACTTCCGCATCCCGTACAACTTGATTTTCTTCTTACTCATTAGGATGATCCATGCAAAACACAACGTATCGCTGCCAGGCCATTTCCATGCCAAGAGTGAACCTTGGCCCGCTATCATGCCGGCATCCAGGCAGCGTTATCACATATCTACGACTAGCGTTTCGCATGGCTCGCCCAAACTCTTCGATGATAAGCTCCAGCTCAGCGTTCTCCCGCTGTTGCTTGAGCGTGCTACACTTTAGCAGCGTTCCAGTTTTTGCCATATCCTACCTCCGCCTTTAATTTAATAGTTGGTAGCCATGAAGGCACCTGTTCCATTGCTGCTTTGAGGACTTGGACAGCTTCTTTTTCTTCGCCCTTACGGCAGATGGCTTTAACTTCATCGTGAATCTGTCCAACACACTCTAGGTGTCTATCTTCAGCGCGTTCTATCGCTTCACGGCAAAGCTCTCCCGCCAACGCTTGGCAGATGTTCTCGACCATCATTCCACCATAGATACCAACGGTTTCGATCTTCCCACTCTTGTCGAATGAATCATAGTGCCATCCTTCGCGGTGTTCCTGCGATTTTGGATCAAAATAGTCGCCATATTGCAGGTTAGGATAGTAGATAGACAACCCCGATGGCAAAATGAGCGTATTTTTACGCGCCTTTATGAAAGGAGCGAACCAGAGAACACTGATCTTACCTTCCGCGAGAAGCGGCAGAATGTTGTTCATGTTTTCCCACAGTTTGGGGATATTGAAATAGGTCTCTCGGTACAGCTTGACCACGCGCTTTGCTTCTTCATCACTAATGTCTTTCCCTAGCACCGTTTTTACGCGGGTCTGAAACTTTTTCCAACCCATGTTGTATCCCAGTCCTAAAATACCTTCTTTTCCGAAGAATCGCTCGTCAGGATTATCGTGTTTATTGATAGGTCTACCATAAATAACCGATGCAAAATCTGAATAAACGTCTACATCTTGCGCGAAGGCTGTCATCAATTTAGGTTCTTTTGCTATCCATGCAACCAGTCGCGCTTCAATCGCAGCGAAATCACCTACAACTAAACTATGATCTTCAGGTGGTTCTACCGCCGTGCGTAGAAACGATTTTCTGGTAAAATTCTGTGGGTTGCCGCCTCCACCGCTGCCGCCCGAGTATCTATGAGTCTGCGGAGCTCCTGAGAAACCAATGTCAAATGGGAACGCACCGGTTTTGGCAACCTCGAGAAGAGCCGTCCCACGCGTTTCCAGAAGGTTGGCTGTACTTGCGATTCTGGCCCTGTATAGTTCAGGATGGGAACTCTTGAGAGCGTCGAGTCCAGAATCCGTTTTCGCAAACGCAGGGATCGCCTTTCCTGTTCGAGGTGACATTTTTGTTCGTACTGGGATGCCCCGTTCCACCAGGTATTGTGCGAATTGTTTAGTCGAGCTAAGGACACTCTTTTCGACACCCGATGCCCTGATGATGTTTTCACGCCGAGCTTTCTCTTCCTCGACGCCTTTGGCAAGGACGAACTGGCTGAGGATGAGCTTTGGATCGACAAAACATTTGATCGTCCAGTCCATGGAGAAGAATTGGGACGCCGGAAATTGCGAGATAAGTTTTTCATAGATTCCTTTACAGATATCAGTATCTGTCTTACAATACTCTCCCAGATTAGCGAGCTGCTCGGAGGTAGGATTCCGAACACCGTCGCACGAAATATCGCCCTTCGGAGGCAACCCAAGGTATTCCGCCAGCCGTTTAAGTGAATAATTTGATACGTTTCCGCCGAGTACAGCTTTCGCTAGCCCCACCGTGTCCATATAAGCATAAGGTCGAGGCATATTGAATATCCATCGTAGGATAGCGCCGTCAAACCTGATATTATGGGCAACGAGTACTGTATTTGCCCAGTCAACTGAGTTCACCCAGGCTCGTACAACATGGTCTCCAGTAATCCAGTGAGTCTTCTCTTCGTCTGTGAACCGATAGGCCATACCGTGGGCATGGAAGCGCTCATCGCGGATATAACGCGCGACGTGCAGCCCTTTCGGCCGCTCTTTGGTCTTGAGACAATAGCCTTTCTTCGTATCGTAGAACGTTTCGAAGTCGACTACTACAATGCGTTTACCTTCGTAGGTTAGAATAGTATATCACTTTCTGCTGCCAACTGCGCAGCAGCCTTTATCTTGTTTCGCACGTACTCAGCGCCGTTAAGGTTAAACACAATAGCCGCGAGATGATCTTCGTCGGTCTCCCCGCGGAGATACTTGACTAGATGACGGCTGAAACTGGCGATGAATCGTTTTAATTCTGCCTCACCCTCGGCTTTGAGCCAATTATGCTCGCTATATTTTATAGCACCTTTCATCATGAGTACGGTGTATCTGTCCACTATGGCTGAAAGACCACCATCTGTAACGCCAGCAAGCGCATGAACTATTCTAGCTGCTTCCCACAGTCCACCGTTTTCATACCAATCTTGGGCCGCTTTAATAACGCCGCTGAATTTGTCGCCCTTAAGTAATTCCCAAACTAAAGGCCCATCAAGCGCCAAATCGTACCGCATTTTGTCTTCCTGCGGTTCCCTTACCATTCCGCCTGCGAATTCCTGTCTCTGATTGTTATCTTTGAGGGTGTAGTCCATGTTATCCTTTATAGATGAATTAGCCAAATGATTAGGTCCGTTGTCCAGTCAATCCACCATTCTTTAAGTCTATTCATACTGTGAATGGTGCGTCGTCAGTTGTCTCAAAAACAGCACAGCGCTACACGCGTAACAAAAATACGTCCGTTGATTCAGCGTGCACAGCCATGTTAGCTTGCAGAATGGACAAATGACGTTTCTAACTGTAGGCGGCGTCATTAGATTGTACCATTTTCTGCTTCTTTTTTGTCTTCGTAAGGCATGACAAATTTAATGAAGAAAACCTGCCACGCCAGAAGTAGTGCTTTCAACTGAGCAAACTTAAATGTCAGAACGTACTTCAGCGCCTTCAATAGAACCTGGCCAAATAACCGATCGGCTGTTGTCCATCGCGGTGAGAGACGCCACGCATGAACCAACGGCCAGTATTCCATAAAGCAGTGGTCTCCTGGCTCCCATTTGGTCAATAGATCAAGCAAAGCATCGTGTCGTCTCTCTATTGTAGTGAACGGCATTATAGTTCTCCCTTTAAATTATTTACGTCTTCTTGAGTGCAAGGATCGCCGCCCGGCTCGTAAACGATATCCGTGTACCCAGCCTGTTCCAGCATATTTACCATCTTCCATCCAGCGTCTACGTTAGCCGTATGAATGCGCACTTTACTAGGACGATTGTCAACGTCTAACAGACAGAGTACATGGCAGACCGGCATAAATGTCTCTTTGTACGTACGAATGTCTCCACCGCGGATGAAGCAAATGTCGTGGTCAAGGCTGATCTCGTCTACACGACCATTAAACAGGTGATTAACAGCGTCAGTAATGGTTCGAGCGAGCTTCCAACCTTCTGGACAGCGCCGCAAATCGTCTACGTATAAACGCATTCCGCTCATTCGTCGTCCTCCATAGATGTTTCAACCGGCTCTAGGTGTTCTTGATAAGCTTCAAAACCATCGAAAATAATCTTGCAATACATACAAAATACATCCGGCGGCATTATTTAAGCTTCCTTTTCACCCATCGTAGCGCTGTTAGTTGAGTAGGGCAGATTTTTGTCGCTAAGATCGTGGTAAAATTCGTGTGATGTTTATCATACATTCTCGGTGCGACGAGTACGATAGGTCGCCGTAATTTATAGTACGCTCTACCCATTTCCCAGGCGCTGCCAGAAGAAGACTTGTCACCGGTTAGATGCACCAACATTCGACATTTGTCAAGGTTTCTAAAGTCTTTACGCACGAAAAAAGCCATCTTCGCCCGCGTCATCGCGGTATCAATAACGGCGTTAGGGTTTATCACTTCGTCGCCGGCTGGATCATAGTATGTAAGCCCAAGACTCTTGCATATTTTCTTCGCTTGATGACGTTCGTCTAGTACATCTCGTCCTAATCGACCATTCATACTACCAGCGAGATAAACATCGTATTTTAATTTCATGATAGAAGCTTCTTCAAACACGCAGCCACGAAGGCATAAAGATATTTATATGACAATCCTACCATGAGGGAACAAATCACGTTGACTAGTGTATCATTCATGAGTCGCCTCCTGCCGGATAGAAGCTCTGGCCTTCTTCCGGCGGTTCACCATTGGGAAAGTCGTAGCACGCACGATGAACGATCTCTACGCACACTCTAGGCTCTTCAATAGCATAGTGTATATCGCTGGGTACATTGTGGTACACGGAAAGCATGATAGCCACGATTTTGTCGTTGTCTTTGAAAGGATAATCACAAACCGCACAGAATCGTTCCATATTATCTCCCATTCATCCAGCGTGAAAAGTCTACCCAACAGATTTTACAGCAGCCATACCAGCTACGTTTGCCGCACCAAAAGCAACGTCTGGCTGTTTCTTTCTCAGCCATTGAGTCCTCGCACTGACACTCCACCATTATCAGTATCGATTACGGAGGCGTAGAACGGTTTGGCCTTCTTCTTAGCAAAGGTACCTTTCACATGCCAAACCATCGAGGTATGCTCTTCCATTTTACGCACAACCATACAAAACTCCGCGGCAGCAGTGATAGCGCCGCTTCCAGAGATAGTACCCATATTAGGTTCGCCTTGCGGTTCACCGTTGGGGTAAGCCATCTTGTTTTCGTGATGAATGAAGAGAAACGCGCAGCCTACTTCATCCCTCAGGGTCTTCAATCGCTCAATTACTTTTTGAATCTCTGTACTATCGTTTTCAGGCGCCGTATGGAACGTTTTAAAACTGTCGATTATCACGATATCTGGCATCATTTCTAACAGTGCTGTCTTAAACGCCTGGAAAGAATTGTCCATGTTCAGCCTGATGGTGCTACCCGCGGTCATAATCAGTCGGTTGTTTAGATCACCTTTCGTCATACCTTTCGCTGCAAGCACACTATTGAACCGGTTTTGCGTGTCGTCTCTCGTGCGCTCTTGCTCGATAAACCATACTTTGCCGCCCACAACAGGAAACAGGCCAGCCCACATTCCATCGCCTCTGGCGCATTCTACCGCGAGGTCCATACAAAGCCAGGTCTTCAGCGTTTCAGGCAGCCCACAGACAAACCCAATAGACTTTCGCGTGATAAACGGTTCAGACAACCACTCAGCCGGTTTGCTTTCTTTGAGAAATTCATCTGCTGATTCATATTTAATCGAACTGATCGGAGCTTGGCCCGCAGGATACCGCTGCCAGATTTCGGCTATCTTAGCCTTTAGTCCTTCATACGGCTTGCCGTTTTCTAAAGCGTGAGGATGCAGCAGCGCGAAGGTATCTTCCTCACTGAAATTGTGATGTCTAAACTTGCCCAGAACCCGGATCAACGTGTTGTGCACGTGACCGTTCTGCATCTCCTTGATAGCCTCGGCGACGAAGCCTTGCGTGTTGCGCTTTGCTAACCCCGCCAGCAGCTTCTTCTGCTCGATAAATATCGTAGGCAGGGGAGGCAGCAAGCTTTTCAATATCGGAGACCCAGCCCATAAATACCTCTTGCCGTTGGGATGGAGACTCGGCGGGACCAGCACATAACCTCCCGTTCCCCTGGTATCGACGCCTGGAGCGAGTTTTTTGGCTTGCCGCGTTACGAGCTTTTGCCCTTCTGGCACGAGATACCATAGTTGCTCTCCATTTCCTGTTATCGTTCTGATGGGCGAAACGAGACCCATCTGTCGGCCTGATTCAATACCGATCGGTCCGTCTAAATCTACCACACCTACCCCGTCTCCTGTTCGAACCCCAATGTTGGCGTTAGGCCATTTGGTCCACCACTCTCTAATCTGAGCTTCGTTAGTAGTCGCATCAGAGAGCCCGTTAGACGTTCTAGGATGCTTTCCTTTGCTGTGCTTGTCTCCGTTCGGCAGGAAGTCTGCGGCTCCATGAGAGCACGAACAGACTCCAGGCGCCACTGGCTCCCAGACCGGGAAGACAGGCAATCCAGATTGAGCGTATTTTAACGCGTGTTCCATCATTAGGCGCCCAGTTTTGTTGGGATCGATCCACCGTTTTTCAAGCAGATTTCAACCAAACGCTGCTTCGCGGCCATCTTCGCCTTATTGATCTGGCCAAGGGTTTCCAGCTTACGGTTGATCTGTCTAGCCGTTTTTCGTGATAGTCCTATGTAAAATTTAAGTTCTTTAACAGCCTGCTTCTTGGTGGACATTGGTTTCTTCATGCGCGACCTCCTGATTATTCAGATAATTGGCCAAACCTATTAGCTTATCAACGTTATCTTGACACATTCCGAGCGCTCTATTACAGCCTTGACACAGCAAACCACGAAAACGCATGGTTTTATGATCGTGATCCATGTGAAGATTAGCGATTCGTCCGCAAGATTTATTGGCGCATCTACCCTCTTGAAGACAATGGACTGCGGTGTAATCCTGAGAAGTAAATTGCTTACCAAAAGTATTTAGAACGCCTTTCCACTCCTGTTTTCTGGCGCTTTCTTGTATTCTTGCTATATGTTTTTCACGGTATTGCTTCCAGTGTAGTGTGTGCCACCTTTTGTTAGCGGCGTTCATTTCTGCCCGGTGATTTTTAGCCCATTCTTTTGTTCGTTGTCTGCTGCATATTTTACAAGCTTTATATTTTGTTCTACCAACCGTCAAAGTATCATGACCTTGTGGGCAAAACCGTTTCATAGTTTGAACACCTTTGTCGCCGCCCACATTGCCGCGAGTACTAGACACAGCAGAATTTCAGTCATTGTGCCTCCATAATTTTGGCCAGTCTAGCTTCGTCATCAAAGTCTGCCCTGAGTCTTAAAAACTCATTGAGCGGTCGCTTGCCCAATTTAAACGTCTTTGTTGTAACCTTGAATCTCGGCTTATCTTTGCTCGTACAGACGATCATCCCTTGCGCGAGTTCGATTCCCGTTTGCTCCTTATAGGCTTGAGCGTAAGCAACTAACTGTAAGTCCATGTCTGGGTATATCTTACTGCTCGTCTTCCAGTCGTAGAGCATCGGCTTCTTTTCATACGTTCCTACCGCGTCTAACGTTCCTGAGTAGTAGTGTTGACGACTTATGACCTTCAGTTCTGTGCTATGGATTTCTCCCTCCACGTCTTCTGCCCATTGAATCCAGGACTTCATCATCCCTTCGACGCGCTTCTGCATATTTGGAGAGAGACTACAATCTACTAAGAAACAACCATCATCTAAATACTCTTCTATGCACCGGTGAAACTCCGTTCCTATCTTGTTTGCTAGCTCCGTCTTGCGCTCGGCTAGATACCCCCACTTTTCACGCCAAGTCACAAGCCACGGCTTTTCTTTCGAACCAGTTATGGTAGAGACTGATGGGTACCATATACCATCGAGAAACGTTTCTGAATGTGGCATTTAGTCCTTATTAACCCATCCAAGGCCGTGCTCAGCGATTTGATCCACAAGAACCAAATAGCTTTCAAGCGTGCCGCCTTGATTGAACTGAAGACCCGCCATACTTTGAAGCGCAGCCTGCCAAACGCCTGACCGGCGAATACGCTTGCCTGTCTCAACGTCCCGCTCTTCTTTGTTAGACCAGTAACTTTCCTTGTCAGCAGCTTTCTCTTTAGGCGTCGTCTGTTTAGGAGCAGCTTTAGGAGCAACAACTTTGGGACTTTCAACTACTGGCGCTTCGGTAGCTGCACCTACCCCTAAGATAGGAGCTTCTGCAACCGCGGTCGCTCCATTTGTGCCTGGTTTTTTCAATGCCATCTTAGGCCTCCTCGACGTCGTAGTTCTGCGGACATTTACCGAACCTGTTTTTCTTACCGTCTTCTAACCGCGTTATTGTGTACACATTGCCAGGCGCAGCTTGAGCCAACTGGATGGCTAAACGTGTAGACGGAATGACTTCAACTTCAGTTCCTTCTTCCGGCGGGTCAATCTCAACTTTACCCTTTACGAATAGACAATTAGCGTCCAATGCCTTGAACTTATAGACAGCCTTGTCGCCGTTGCCGAAGTCCTGATTTCTCTTTCCTACGAGCTCACCCTTAAACATCTGTCCGACCTCCGCGAGCTTCACGGAAGGAGGGAAGTTATTGGAGCTTAGTTTTTTACCCATGTGTCCTCCTTTAGATTCTTACGCTGACGAGCCCGTGAATGTCTTTGCGTGGGCCAATCATTTCGTAACCGACCGTCAGGCGTAAGTTGTGCCAAACTGTGTATGATACTGTAAGCGGTAAACCAAGACTATCAACTTTGAGTCTGTCGAAACTGAACGCAAAACCGGCGTCTAGCTTTTTCCAATAGAAGAAGTCTAATCCGATATAGTCGTTCACTTGCCGAGAATAACCTATTCCTATGTAAGGAATCGCTTCAAATCCCCATTGTGGTACTCTGACGCGCACAGTGCCATTGGTCAACAGTTCAATGCTGGTCGGGCGATCGGGGAGCGTTGTAACCGTTGTTCCGTTCTTTGTGGCTACGATAATTGTACGCTTTAAGGGATTGACGATAATCTTCTCTTTAACGTCGGGTGAAAGATTGGGATTAGCTATCGCAGTATCTCGCTTTTTCTGGCACGATCGCAGAGTAAAGAGCGCTACGATGATAGCCCCAATGATGCTCGCCATTATTAGGTATTTCTTCATTAAACTCTCCCTTTCGCTATTGCCTGCTTACAGTATTTCCGCACAAACTCGATTGCCTCGTCAAGCATCTTCTGCGTCCTTAGTTCATCCATTTCAAGAACAAGAGCCGCTTCTTCCAGTGATTTCTCGTCCCGCACTACCAAGAGATAAACTTCTTTGCGGCATCCCTGGAGCTTTTCTATCGCTTCCCCCATAATTCGATGGGGCGTAGCATATTCTGGTTTCTTATTCTTCACTTGCGCGACGAGCCATTCGAGCTGCCTTTCGGCGTAACTTCGCGGCCTTCTTATTATGCCAAAACACGTCTCGACGAGCATGCTTACGCGACATTCGTGAAGACGTATCTTTCTTAGTGGGATAGCTTTTGAACATGTTTAGTTCCCTTCTTAATCTCAGGAAACGGCGTACGAATAACCCACACCGATGAACTGTGTGGCTTTATATTTTTCTCTTGAGCCAACGTGTACACGAATACATCCACAGTATTACGTAAGCGAGGATGAGTGCAATCATTGACAATCCTATACCCAACGCCAGGAACAAGTAACACGTCACGATAGCGAACTTTTCCAGAAGCCAGCAAGTCTTGGCTAACAGCTGCTCCCAACATCGAGACGTTTTCATCAATAGATGTCGTACATCCATACCGCCCCCTACATTCTGGCTTCGTCTGTTCTGGAACCGGCCTATACGCGGTCACCATGGTAAAGCTACTAATGAGTATCGCTTCGATCATCATTTTAGCCTCCTAGTCTCCTGGCATGAACGCGTCGCGCTTTGGCACGAACTCATCTTTCTCGTAGAATCCTACTTCAACGTAGCCTCGTCCTTCACACTCTTCACAGTTGTGCCAGTCATCATATTCTTCGCAGTTGCGAGAAGCATCATACCCACCTTCTCCCCCGCATCCCATACACATTTCATATTCTACCATCTCGCCTGAGTCATCGTCTTTGATTTTAAACGTTTCGCTCATTTTAGCACCCCGATCCGCAGTCATGGTAGCGAGCAAAGAACAAATTGCCGCAGTTTCTGCACTTCTCCCACATCTCTCCATTGCGTGTCTCGTAGTATTCCTTAACGTGTTCGCCGTTCGTTGCTGCCGATGACGTGCAGAGATCATCCATTTTATAATCCTTTTGACTACCGGGATAACAGCTGAAGCTTCTTTTCAAGCTCATCGATGCGGCGTTCTTCATAGCTTTTGCCAAGCTTAAAGACAACACGAGCACCAAACATGAAGTTTGTACCATCGCCAATTACGTCCTGGTTGTTCTTGCGGCTTGGTAGATAGATATTGAACGCCTGTATTTGAACGTATTTGCCATCATAAAGACGAACCGCCGCGTCTAAAGCCAGCTTTGCGGAACGATCTACCTGCGCATCAGTACCATTTTTGCCATCTTTACCGTTAGCACCATTTGTTCCATTGGCGCCGTTAGTACCATTGGTACCATTCGAGCCGTTAAGACCGTTCTGTCCAGTTGGACCCTGCGGACCTTGTGGTCCTTGAGGACCTGTGTTACCACTGCATCCGTTGCCGTTACCATTATCGTTACCACAGTTTGCGGATACTACGCCAGCTAAGCTCATTACTGTTAACAAGACGATGAATCTCTTCATTTTGTCTCCTTTGAAAGGTCTTCTAAAAACGCCTTGCGCTTTTCTATAGCTAATTGTTGCTGGAACCACATTCGTTTAAGCTCTTCAACTTCTTCTTTTCTGGTCATATATTCTCCTATCCAACCCAGTTAGGTTGCGCTACGCCCACTAAATCATGGGGAGCGGTGAAACGTTCAACAGAAGACTCAAACCGTTCAATGACAATTTTGATCGGTTCCTTTTTCGGCGCCACGGGAGTTTCTTTAATTCCATGCCCCAACAAGAACGGGCGCAAACGATCTTCTACGCGCGCCACAATAACATCTTTGATTGCTGGGTCCATCGGCTTCCATTGATGCTTAAACGTATTTTTGTGATCGATGTATCCAAGCACGTCGCCAAATTTCATTCCACAGCGTTCGCAATTTTTCATTAGAGTAGTCCTTTCTCTTTCATTCCAACAAGAGTAAGAGTGACCGGAGCGCTATCACGATGATACACATATCCTGGCACCATAGGTTCAAGAACATCGTACATATGAATTCCACTACCAAAACCGTCTTTCTGAAACCCAACGTGCCGTACTTTAATGCCAGCTGCGCCGATGATCGCTAGTTCTGTTTCAAGGACTTCTTCTGGAGTTGCTATATTGATCGGTTTCATAGAAGCCTCCTTTAGTGACACGTACAAACGTAGTCGCCGTGGTCGCAAGCTGCGATCTTATTCTTCTGATCCCACGCGTAACACCCTGGTGAACAATAACCTTTAGAGAACACGCCGCCAGAGATTAAGGGCAAGCTAACTTCTAACTCTTCTCCGCAAGCTTGACAAAGTATCGTTATCATGTGTTTGTCCTCCATGATATATTATACCCCCAGAACACCGAAAAGCACATAGGTCAAAAGGCCCTTTTAATAGCCAGTCTTCTGGCGCACTAGATTCTCCCGATTCTTGGCTAAATAAACAGTATGAATTTTAGATGAATCTAGACCCACTATAATCGACAATTCTAACAAGAAGTGCCACGCGTCTATGATCTCCTCATGAATTTTAGACATATCCAGCGGCTTTCGCGTCTTTTTCCACGGCTTCCAATTCAATTCCTGAAGCGTCTCCGCGAGCTCTACTATCAAAGCCATGAGATACTCTTTGAAAACGCCGGTTAATTCTGCTTCATTGGCCGCAAAATGCTCAGGACTATCTGCGTATCTAACGCCTAATTTCTGCATTAAAAAGCGTTGTTTTTCGAACAAATCGGTGAGCTTGTCTACGGCCCGTCTATTTAGGGCCTGCTCTGACGCGGTAGCCCAACGACAGTTAGATTTTTCATAGTTTCCATTGTTGTCGATTCTATCAAGGGAGTGGGCTGGAGACGGCGCTCTTCCCATATCCGCTAGGAAATTCGCGTAAGATTTGAACCATCTATCGCAGACGCTAATGCCTCTTCCCCCATAATCTTTGTACTGCGCATTAGCAGATACGTAGCAGCGCGTTCTCATACTTCTCCACGCAAGCCATTCTTTGCTTGTTTTACCATCTTTGGTTTCGTTATGTTTGATGTTCATGGTAAGCCGAGCATCCCCTTTACCTTCTCTTCGTCTCTATCGTAGATATGGAGCGAATGAGCGAGGTGTGTATATGTACCTTTCTGCAAATCAGGATAATGGGATCTAAGCTCAGCCACCATACGATCAAGCAGCGAGCAGAACCACGGAAGGTCATAAACCAGACCAAGAACTAGATCATTTGATCGCATAACAATAGTCAGATGCAGTTTGTTTTCACGGATAAGAAAATTCCCGTGCATGGTGCAGACCTGATCTTTGTTACCCCACCACTGATGGTCAGGCAACGAGAACCTAACGAATGCCTGGCGAGTATCTTTGTCCTTGATTAGGCTTTGCTTAGCCCATTCCCATTGCGTGTCATGGCTTCGGCATGATCTATTCTTCCAAATTAGGAAGCCATAGGCCGAATTGATTGTACCATCTTCGTTGGCTATCTTACGCCAAAAGCTGCTGGCCTTTTCAAAGTCCTCAACGCGATTGGTACCCAGATCGTAGAGAGCCATTTCTTTGAGAGTATAATCGCGGATGACTTGATTACGCTCGTTGTCCAATGTCGCGATAGGATCAGACGTAGGATTTGATACGGTGAACATATAGTCAAGACATTCGCGAATCGGCAAACCTCTTGGAGCTGATTTATAATCAGGACTATAATAAACGTCCGTAAGAGCCTCAAGATACGCTTCACTTGGTGAACTATAAACTCTCCGAGTTATGCGCATGCTACTACCTCTTTGAATTGGGCTACGTATTCCCCTTTTTGCTTTGACTTAAATCGTTTGACAAACTGCGGGTGATGGAAAGCATAGTAATGAAGACCAAAACTAGTTAATTTCTCCGCTGCTTTACGGCCAAGCGCCATAAATATGGTCCTGTCCGTATTGGCGAGTCTATACGCTTCTTCTTTGGTTAACTTATCAGCGTTACAAATATACACAGCTTTTTCTGGCACGTTAGCGGCTTTAAAAGTGTCTAGCAAGAATTGAGATGACACGCCTTTATCGAACGGGAGATTACGCCAGGTTACGTTCTTGTTGACCTGTTCTCCGACGAAGACAATCTTAGAACCGGTGATGGTACCTATGCCTGAATACTTGGCCGGCGTACCCAACGACTGCTGAATTTTCCGCAGATCATTGACGATCTTACGAATGCTATCAAGCGATGAACCATCGTACCGAATAACAGGACCGGCATTCGTTAAGGGGAAAACCTTTGCGAATCCTTCGGCTGCGGCGGCGTTCTGTTTTGTGTCAACGACTTCATGCTCTGTACTGTGGAGTAATCGTTCATTCGCTAGCGCCATGTTCGTGACAGCATGGATAAGGATGGTCTGCTTCAATCGCATAACTCGTTCGATAGTCACCAGCTCCAACGGTGTGATTCCAGCCTTACCACGAAACATTGGACCATAAACGAGCTCGCCTAGATGAAACCGATCGCAAACCGTGGGACGTTTGAGCGCTAATAGAAAATCGATATATTCGTCGGCAGGCGATCCCTTAGGTGCGCTAAAATGCTTGTATTCAAAGCCTAACTGCTTGGATATAGCGGTAGCCAACGTAGTCTTGCCTGTCTTGTCTGGACCTTCAATGACGATCAACATGTTTGTCTCCTGTATACGGTGGTGGTTCACAATCTTTGTGTCGAATAAGCCCACCTATGCCAATCCATCTGCCCGCGTCTTTAACGAACGAGACGCTCATGCCGCAAATATAACATTGTTGCCACAGCTTCTCCCCGTTCTCCAGAGCGCAAGGCTTATCAATAAACTCTGTCGCCGTACCTTTGAATAGTTCCGGATAAATGGGATGAGTATACGTAGCCATCACTCTTTATCTACCTCTTGTTTGATGACATTATACGCGGCCATATTGGACTTGCACCATTTGACGATGCGCGCTTCACACTGGCGAATCTGAGTCTCAATGGTTGTGCGCTTCTTACCCAGTTTTATGGCAATCTCATCCTGCGTGAGCCGATCATAGTTGTATAGATGCCAAACCTTACGTTGCTTCGGCGTGAGATATCTTACCGCTTGACGGATCATGACTTCTTCAGGTCGAGGATGTTCGTTATTCTGCGGTTCCGGCGCCAGCAGTTCCTCTTCAGGAAACGCTTTAAGGCTTATGCCAATTGGATTACGAATTGGGATGAACTCCCTACGTTTACGCCCCATACGCACCTCTCTCTATAAGTAGCCCTTTTTGGACTATAGTTTTGTGCAAACATTTGCGAAGTTTTTTAACCAATGCTATATCCCAGTTGATTTTATCAACCGTTTCTATCCTCATTATTTCTACGTCAAGGCCCAATCCTCTCTTCAGCGCTTCATGCATCTTCGCTTGCCTCGCGCTTATTTTATCGAATGGCGTTTTTAACTCAATGAGTCTTACGACGCCATCTTTAATAGTCAGGAAGTCTGGCCATCCTCCACGAAACACTTCGTACCCATCTTTCCGCAACGCATCGTATATTCTTTGTTCATTTTTATTCATGATGCCCTCCCGATGCAGCGGATATGCTTACGTGGGCCTACTCTCCAGCCACCATAGGCTACACCATCTTTGATAGCCCAGGCGTGAGACCTAGACATGACAAGGAACTTACCCTTAGGATTTTGCGCTAGAAATTGAGCATGAGTAATGTGACGAGTGATAGGAGAGTATATAGATATACCATATGCTAGCATAGCCTTAACACATATACGGTTAGGAGTTCCACATCGATTACGTCTACCTAAGCGTCTAAGCTTAGAGTGGACCTCAAAATAAGGCTTGTCTAAAACGTTAGCCAAAGCTTGGACCATACAATCGTTCCTTTCAAGCATGTTTGGCTGGCTGATCTTGAATTCCATCTTGTTGACCTCCTCATCATTTGACTATACTAACTGTAGTCCACCCAATCCTATCTATGGAAGCAGAAAGACTGAACGCCTACTAACTAGCTCCCCTTAATTCTACCAGGAGAAGCCCAAAAAGTAAATAGGTCATTCGGCCCTTTTTTGCGGCAGACCATTAAGCTATTCGACTACAGTTGATTGTAAGCTGGGCTCTAAGGGATTGGTCCACCCTTTCGAGCCAAGAGTGATGAGCTCAAACAATCGGAAGGCCTGCGATGAACAGGTTTTACCTAACCTTGGACCCTTGTTTTGTGTACTCAGCAATTAGCCTTAAATCAAGCATAGAATTTAAGCTGAATTTCATACATCAGCTTGACTCTAAACGATGCGTTAAATTCAGTCTAAAAGGTGATTGAGATAACCTAAAGAATCAATCTAATCATCTTTTAATCCAAACGGATAGCTGAGAGTGAGAGACTAACTCGCCATGCAAACTTTTGTTGATCGATGCAAAGATTTGTAGTCAAATGTAAAAGTATATAACAGTTAACATGATTTTACATAGCCTTTTGGAGGCTGAATGTGCAGCGATTGCCGTGAAGCAAACCTTAAGCGTAAGCAGGCGCAATTCGACGAGCCGGTTGTTCGGCCGCTCAAGAAAGGCGGATACGCGTCGAAGAGCAAGAAGGTTTGGCGTGATCGGTACGAGGCAGCGAGGAAGAGCTTGAAGCAGGCGATTGAGTGGTACGCGCGAGCTCGTGAACGTGGTTACGCTGACTCGTGGTTGTATGAACGCTTGAAGCGAGATAACTGGTGGGCGAAGAAGTACCGCGAGGCGAGAGCAAACGCTAAAGCACACGGTGCTATCTAAAAATAAGCAAGCGCCCGCCGGGATCCGAGGGAGCTACCTCTCATTCTAATTATACCATGAGAACGCAGATTTGTACATAGGCTATTAGGCCTAATTTTAAAGATCGGGGGATCAGCATGATTATCTATGAATCGTTGCCTGAAGCTAACTTTCCAGAGCTTGAGGATAACGAATGGCCACACAGAGAAGAGATGCGTCAGCAGGCCATCGCTCAGACGTATGGGTGGGCGTGATGACTGAATCTAAAGGCATTCGATCGTTAGGCATCGTCATCTATCCTGATGGCTCGCAGGCTGAGGTCTTCAAGGTTGAGCTCAGCCATCCTATGTTCGTGTCGCTACGGAAGCCGCGTAGGTTAACGTTAGCGCCTTTTGGCTTACTGTTAGGACTCATGCTTCTGATGCTATCAGGTTGCGTCCACCTTCAGATGGTAGGCGACAAGCCTATCTGTCAGCTGGACTACCAGTCTGGCATCAAGCACTGCGAGTACGATACCTGGCAGGCTTGTCACGCTGACCTGCGAGATAAGAATCTGTGCTACCACCGATGATTGGCTACTGCTGCGAGAATGGTAACTTTGAGGACTCACATGTCTGCATGAAGCAGCCGCAGGACAGCGGTCGACCTACGCTTACCGAGCCTAAGAACAAGGGTGGTCGTCCCAAAGGCTTTGATGGCACCCGCTCGAAGGCCAACAGCCATGTCGCCCAGGCGTTCAAACGGGTAGGCCTCGACTGGCGTGAGGACCTGGCGAAGGCCATCATGCGCAATGACCGACATCGGATTAAGCTCTGGCTCAAGCTCTTGCCTCATCTGATCGTCTCAAGCCGGAAGAGCAAGGTCAAACGGTGGAAGGGTAAGCCGTCCAAGGCAGCCATGATCGCCCTCGAGACATTGGAGGGCAAGTGACGAGCCTGACGGTGGTCAGACGCTATGTAGACATGAATGGGCGTTACGTAGGCGAGCTCTACATGAACGGGACGATGATCGGCGCTTCGCTCGACAACCTGCCGCTGGAGTACGAGGGTGGTCGTCTATGGTTTTTGGATACCTGGCAGAGCTTCCTCAAGCCTCTGACCTGGCGTACGGTACGGGTTGGTGGGACTGAGCCAGCCAACGATAAGGCAGCTCGGCAGAAGGTAAGAGGGAAGTTCTTTCCATTCACCGTTAAGCTGCATGTGGAGAACAGATTTGTCGCTGATGCGACCGACGTTGTGGGGAAGGGAGACGTACACTAATGCTGATAATGATCGCGATTCAGATGCTGTTAGGCCTGATCGGTATGTCCGTGCAGGTCGTGTTCTACGCTACAACCGCTTACTGGGTTGCTAAGATGGCGCGTAAGGGTTGGAAGGACGGTAGTAAATAAAGGTTATCGGGGGCTGTAATGTTAGGTCATGATTTTACAGACATGCCGTGCAAGAACGTGGGTGAATACCCGCTTGAGATCGCGCTCCAGCTTCGTTGCAGGTGGTGCATGAAGACGCCGATGAAGGCGCGAGAGGACGGCTGTCCGATCCATGAGCTGGAAGAGCACGGTTCAATCTTACTGAGCGCGTTTAACCCAGGCGGTGTGATGCATTTTCACGGGCGCAAGTGCGTAACATGCGATGGACCGATCATGGGCCATTGGTTACGTAAAGGTTCTCAGCATTACTGGTGCTATGAGATGGGTCATCATCTAGACCTCCAGTTCAGTGAAGGCATCAACGATTGCGTATATGACGTTGAAGGCATGGTTGTGCCGCCAGAACCATGCCAGCCTCAATGAGTTGTCCTTGGTGCAAGCGACATATAGTCAAAGAGAAGCCTGAAGACTCATTCTTCTGCGCTTGGTGCGGATGGGGGGAGAGATGGATCAGATAAAGAATAGCCAATTTGACATACCGTTTTTCGTGGACGACACGAATCCGCCCGATCATAAATGCGGTGGGTGTGAGCATAGGATTAAAATGGCCGATGGTTCGTATACATGCCTATTGGTAAAGCAGAATATCAGTTTAAAACGTGGAACATGTCTGCTTTGGGAGAAGGGACCGGAAAAGTATAAACCGGAAGATATCAAGCCTTCGCGTTCTACGCCCGAGACAGCGGGATATATTGAAGCGGATTTGGTTAATTGTAGCACGTGCGATCATTATTCGGCTGGTAACTGTCTATTATGGACCGGCAAAGTGAAGCCTGGGCAATGCTGTGACGTGTGGGAACACACAGACAAGCCGATCATCGGATTTGATAAGCCGTACCAAGAGTAAATAATAACTAATCGGGGGTAATACAATGAACGAACAAGCACAAGTGAATCCAAACGCAGAGCAGGACGCGCGCAAGCGCCAGTTGCAAGACGTGGAAGCGGTACGGGACCTGTTTGCCCGTTCGCATGACTATATCGCGCAGGCGACGTATCCTGGACACATGGGACAGAAGATCGCTGAGGTGTTAAACTTCTTAGCGTTCCAGCACAATGACTTTAAAATCCGCGGTGAGAACCTGAAGAAGCAGATCGATAGCGTGGTTGACGTGAAGGCTGCCGAGGCGGTAGTGGCTGAGACATTAGCAACTGAAGCGCCGAAGGCTTAAGTGACCGAAGACCAGAAGGCTAAGGCTATCCTGGCCTCCTGGCAGACGGGACGGCTGTACGTTCATTTAAACCCGTCTCAGAAGAAGATATACGACCAGTTCAAGTTGACGGCTCCAGTCAATTCGAAGTTCGTCGTCAATTGTAGCCGCAAGATCGGGAAAAGTGTGCTAGGTATGTTTCTAGCTGCTGAGGTCTGTATCCAGAAGCCTAAAGCCTTGGTTGCATTCATCGCGCCGACCATTGACGACGTGCAGGAATACGTGCGGCAGCTCTACGATGTGGCCTTTGCGTCATGCCCAGATGAGCTCAAGCCGCGGTTGCTCAAGACCCAGATCAAGTTTGCCAATGGGTCTAAGATTCTGTTCCGAGGCGTTGGTAAAGGACAGGGAACAAGCTATAACAATCTCCGTTCCTTCGCCTTTGACCTTATCATCCTCGACGAAGCCGGCTTTTCAGCCAATCTAGATGAGATCGTAGACGGTGCTTTGCTGTCTACCCTTATCCCTCGGAACGGCAATATGCTGTTGATGTCTACGCCTCCGGTGACTCCTGACCACGTGTTTAAGACCTACTGCGATCAGGCTCAACTTGAAGGCGCGTACATGGAACTGACCATCCGCGACAGCCATTATCCGCTGGAATTACAGGATAAATTCATCAAGGACTTAGGAGGTATAACTTCCCACAAAGTGCAGAGAGAATTTTTCTGTAAGTTTGTGATCGATACGGACTTTCAGCTCTGTCCAGAATGGAAGCCTGAGTTTGAGCACGACTTAGCGCAGGACGATAATTTTAAGTACTGGTTCAAGTATGAAGGCCTCGATCAAGGATGGACGGATAATTCAGTCTGCCTGTTCGGTTACGTCTGGCACCCGAAAGGAAGACCTTCACAGATTCACTTCGCGGATGAAGTATCCATGAAGAGTCCAGAGCAAACCACCGATCATTTGGCTCAAACGATTATAGCCAAAGAGCAGGAAGTGTTCGGAAAGCACGAGATCAAGCGGCGTATTGCAGATAATAACACGCCTTCATTGCTTCAAGACTTCACGCTACGGCATAAGTTGTACTTCTATCCAGTAGAGAGCAAGACGTATCTGGACGTCATGGTATCAGATGTTCGTGAGCTCGTGAAGGATCGCAGGGTTACAGCCAGTCCTAAATGTGTTCAGTTGATTGGATGCATGCGAAATGGTGTATGGACCAAGACCAAGGGCGGTACTAGAGGCAAGGAATTTTCACGCTCCAAGGCCTTCGGTCACTATGATGGTTTTGCTGCGGCTATGTATTTTATCCGTAGCGTAGACCTTTTAACGAACCCTCTTCCTCCAGAGTACAGGCACAACGAAGAGAACACCTTTATCCCCAAGAAGCTGTTGGAAGGTGACAAAGCCCAGACCGGCGAGATCATAGGGGCTGGTTTAGACGCGGCAATGACAACAGATTTTAATGCTAAAGAACACGATCAAAGTTATGACTAAATTTTCCAAGGGAGACTAAATGGCAGCCGGTTCTATGAATTCAAAGACGTTTGGCCATCAGGACGAGATGTATTTCGCCAATCTCCCTACAGATGATTTGCTGGAAGAGTGTGAGCGCAGGGTAAACGACTATCAAGATTACGTTCTCAGAACAGGAAAGTTGACCACTTGGCGAACCAACTGGGAGATGTGGATGCGGTCCGATATGAAGATTGGTATCCGCTTTGGGGGTGACCGTGGACAGTATAAACTCATTGAATCAAACATATATCGTTCCATCGTCACTGGTCTTGTTAGCACCATCGCCAACCAACGACCAGACTTTCAGCCTGAAGCCATCAACGATGACCACAAGTCGATGTCGCAGGACATCGTATTCAATGCCGTCTGCAATTACTACCTTAAGGCAAAACATCTCGAAGATCATTACAAAACAGGCCTAGTATACGGACTCGTAACCGGTGAAGGTTGGCTTTACGAGAAATGGAATGCTGACATCGGCGAGATCACTGATGTCATGCAAGACCCCAGTGGTAAAGAAGTACCCGTAAAAGAAGGCGATGCTCAGTTTTCTGTTCTTGGACCTATGGATGTCATCCGCGATTATACTCGGATGGACATCGCCAATGACTGGTACATCGTTCGCGAGTATCTCAATAAATGGGACCTAATCGCTCAAAGACCGGACCTTGAAGATGATCTTAAGGGATTGTCTCTGCCGACAACCCTCCAGCGCTTCCGTTTTGGCCACATCGTTGATGCTCAAACTTCAAACTCAGATTTAATCCCTGTTTATACGTTCATTCACGGTAAAACAGCGGCGTGTCCCAAAGGGCGTCTCGTCCAGTACATTGATGCTGAAACCTGGATTTTAGACACAGCTCTTCCGTACGATGAGATTCCCGTGTATCCAATGATGCCAGATACCATGCCGTTTAACAATTTTGGCGCCACCATCATGACCTCGTTGGTCAAGTTGCAATATGCCTATGATAAGACGCTCAGCGTCATCGTAACCAATCAACAGGCCTTCGCTATTCAGAATATCGTTGTGGATGAATCCACTCAAACGAAACCTGAGCAAGTGATTGAAGGCCTGAATTTCATCAAGACGAACATGAAGAACGGTGTTCCGATGGGTCTTGAGCTTTGCAAGACTCCTGCGGAAGTGTTTAAGTTCCTTGAGTTGTTAGAAGGACAGATGGAGAAGCTTTCCGGTCTGCCATCTATCCTTCGCGGCCAACCGCCCACAGGCGTTGAATCAGGCACAGCCATGGCGTTTTTACAGGCCCAGGCTCTTGTCTTTAACAGTCCTATTCAGCAGGCGTATATCTCATTCCTTGAACGGTCAGCGACTGGACTTTTTAACATGCTCAAGTCGTTCGCCAACACCAAGCGGATGATTACAATCGCAGGACAAAGCAAGAAACCTTACATGGGTGAGTTTACAGGCCAGGATTTGACCAATATCACTCGCGTCATCGTGGCAGCTGGAAACCCAGCCACCCGTTCTGAAGCCGGTAAGTTGCAGGTAGCCCAGGATTTGATGGCTAAGGGCATGGTGTCCAATCAAGAGTATTTCCAGATTCTTTCTACTGGTCAACTTGATCCTATGATTGAGGGTCCAGAAGCCGAGAATATGCTTATCGTAGAAGAGAACGAAGGACTACGGGATGGAGAGCCGCAGGTTGTGTTCCCGTTAGACATGCACGAACTTCATATCAAACAGCACGCCACCGTGCTTATGGACCCAGCCCTGCGTAAGAGCCAGGACAATCCAGTTGTGGCTGCCGCGGTTCAGCATATTCTTGCTCACGCTCAGATCATTTTTCCGGGGCTTACGGACATTACTGATCCTAGACTTTTAGGTCTTTTAGGTATCCAAGTACAAGGTCCACCACCTGGAGTGCAGGTGCCTACGCCGCAGCTAGTTCCCAATCCTATGCCTGCGCCCGCTGCGAATGGTGGAGCTCCGCAAGCCGCGCCGCCACGCGCTCCAGTTTTACCACGGGCTACACCGCCCATGACCGCTAATGCTGCATCTAAGATGGGGAACGCCCATCCGCCAGTGGGTAAATAAATATGAGCGATACAGATAAGAGTTTATACAGCCTTCGATATAACCAGGCTACAAGCAATCTAGAAGCCTTTGGTGGTGGATCACCTCAATGGACTCAGATCGTCCTTAACAACGTTGATCCTCAACAGGTTCCGATCACCCGTCTTATCAACACGACCGCGCCCTTGCAGGGTGGTGGAAACTTAAGCGCCGATCGTACCCTTTCTATCCCCCAAGCTACGAGCTCGGTGGACGGGTTTCTTCTAGCGGCTGATTGGACTACGTTCAATAGCAAGCTTACCTCGATTTTAACCTCCGCGAACATCTTTGTGGGGAATGGTTCAAACGTGGCTGTAGGCGTTGCGCTGTCTGGGGATGCTGCTCTGTCCAATACTGGTACCCTAACGTTCAATACGGTGAATGGCAATGTCGGCACATTCACAAACGCTCAGATCACTGTAAACGCTAAGGGCTTAATCACCGCTGCTTCTTCTGGGACTATTGGAAATCTTACGGATGCTGGAACTGATGGCATCGTAGTGACCGGTGGAATAGGCGCTGTTTTAGGAACAGGTACCTCTCTTGCTCAACATGTGGCTGATACTACCCACAATGGCTATCTAAGTTCCACTGATTGGAACACTTTCAATGGGAAACAGGCAGCAGGGAATTATATCACTGCGCTGACTGGAGATGTTACTGCAACTGGGCCTGGTAGTGTTGCTGCCACTCTGGCTACGGTTAATGGAAACGTTGGATCATTTACCTATGCTTCAATCACTGTAAATGCTAAAGGCTTAATCACCGCTGCTTCTTCTGGAACAGCACCGGTCACAAGTGTGAGCGGAACAGCTGGTGATATAAGTTCGACTGGTGGGACAACCCCCGTGCTTGATCTAGTAAACACAACAGTGACTCCGGCCAGTTACACAAATGCTTCGTTAACCGTAGATTCTAAGGGTAGACTTACAGCAGCTTCTTCAGGTACTGCGCCTGTCACGAGCGTAAGCGGGACGACCAATCAGATCACGTCAACTGGTGGTACTACCCCAGTTCTAGCTATCGCGAATCCGTTAACTACTCCTGGTGCGGTTACCGTTTCTGGAAATCTAACATTTACCCCCACCACAGCGGGGATCGTTGGAACCACGACCAATGATAGCGCGACAACCGGGATCGTAGGCCAAACTATCTCCGCGAGCGTGGTACGAAGTTCTCCTGTCGCTTTGACTTCAACAGCGGCTAAGACGATCACCTCTATCTCTCTCACGGCTGGAGATTATGACGTTCGTGTTATGCTAGGTTATGTCGCGGTAGGAGCTGTCACCTTAACGGAAGCTAGAGCGGGTATCAGTCTTACCACGGATAACGTAACCGGAGGAGATATTGCAGCCGTTCCAACAGGAAATGAGGTGACCATTATCCAAAGTGGAGCGAGTCTTATCGGATCTGGAAATGTGTTTACCATTAGCGTTCCTCCCGTTCGGATTTCTTTCTCTACCACAACGACGCTCTACATGACTACCGTAACTACTTTTACGGGTGGTACTTCGCTTTCAGGTTTTGGAAGTATTATTGCTAGGAGGGTAAGATAGCCATGATCCTCTATACGTCAGATTACAGGAAATTTGAAGGAATGTCGCAAGAAACGGTTCAAGCTCTTCTAACCGATATGGGTTTAACCTGTACTTTTATCGATCAAGCTGAATATGATGCGTGGGTCACTGCTCACGCCTATGCCTAAAATTAACCAAGGAGACATTAAAATATGAGTAATATGCAAACAACGCCGTTCGTGGACACCCAAACTATCCGTGCGGCTGCTGGTGGTACGAGCACATTTACGTACAACATGGAAGGAATTGGCAGGGCTTCTCTTCAGTTAAACTCTACGTTCTCCATTGGTGGATCAACCGATGTAGTCACCCTTCAAATCAGCAACGATGGTACGCATTTCGTAGGATTTAGCACAGCTAAAACCGTTACCTTTACGGGAGGCACGACTGATTCAGCCTTATTTGAGCTCGGAGACATTGATTACGTGTTTCTCCGTGTCTCTGCTGCCGCGCCGTCAGCTGGTACTCTTGCGCTTCAAGGTGTGCTTTACGGAACTGCCGGATCACAGGCTTTCTAAGAATGACCGCTGATGAGGTTATTATTATAGGCGTGGTGGCTCGAGAACTGGAGAAAGAAGGCGTTAATCCAATCCAGGCTATGCGCATAGGAAAAGTTGTCGCTAAAGCCTTGGAGGCGTTACATGCCACAGACACCCCCGCAGACAGACACATATAACACAGCTTTAGATATCTTTGATCGTACACACCCGCTTCGCGTGGATGTAGACGAGAATCTAAAGGTAGTAACAGCTCCTGGATCAACCGTTACCATAACTGGGCCTGTTACTACTACTGCTTCCTTCGCTACTAGATCAGATACGTTTACAGCGACCGGAAATGGCGTTACAGTAGATGCTTCCACATTTATTGCCAAATGCTATTCTATGGAAGTGAAAGGGACAAATACGCCGGCTACATCGTGGACTGTTGTTTTAGAGGGTAGTATAGATGGAACGGCTTTTACGACTTTAATGATTCATACAACGTCGCTTGGAGACGCTAGCGTGCTTCTTTCAGGAGCCAATCTTTATCCAATGTTGTATTTTCGTTCACGGGTTAGTCAGTTAACGCTTGGTCCGGCTGCGAATATAATCGTCACTATCGTGGGAAAGGGGTAATAACATGGCCGTACAAAATGTAAATGTAGACGCATCACCATCACCGTCACTGCCGCTCCCAACAGGCGCGTCAACAGAAGTAACCCTTGCTCTTATTAAGGCCAAGACAGATAATCTAGATGTAGCACTGTCCACACGGACAAAACCATCAGACACGCAGGCGATTTCTGCTGCGAGTCTTCCGTTACCCACTGGAGCGGCCACTGCCGCTAATCAGATTGTTGTGGGAACTGCGGGTACGCCATCATCTCAGGTTGTATCAGTTCAAGGCGTAGCAGGTGGTACAGCCATTCCTGTATCTGGCACATTTTCCGCATCCGTGGTGTTTAATACTCGTTCAGATACTTACACTGTGCCTGCTAATGGTGTTACTATCAACGCTTCTACTGCTCCAGTCAAAAGCTTTACGATACAAGTAACAGGCACAGGAGCAGCTGCTACTTCGTGGGATGTTCGTTTAGAAGGTAGTTTAGATAACGTAAATTTCACTCAGATTCTTCAGCACACGAATGTTACAGGAGATAGCGCGGTATTATATTCAGGTGCTACATTGTATCCTAATCTTTATTTTAGATCACGATGCGCCGGTGTTGTTTTAGGAAGTGCTACTAATATCGTGGTAACTATTCTTGGAGTCGCATAATGGCAACAGTTTTAAATCCCTCAGAGATTATTGTTACCACACTGTTTCCAGTGTTGCCGATTGGCACATTTGTTTATTATCAAAACGGACAATATGGGACTGGAAAAGGATTACTATTAGCTCTAACCAATACTCCAACATTTACAAAAATGCTCGTGACGTCAAACGGGCTGAAAAGGACGTACTAACATGGCAGAAACTAATATCAACGTAACGCCTGGTGTTGGCGGCCCAAATATAGACCTTGAACAGGTCGATAATGGAAATTCTAGACAGGTTATTTGTATTGGAGATCCTAGTACAGGTGCGAATGTTTTAGCTGTTGATCCTATAAAAGGAATCAAAACACAAGCGTATCAAATTCCAGCCGATCAAGTTATAAGTATTACAGGTGCATCCGCTGCTGCTGTTACAGCGACTCTTCCTGCTGTAGCTTCTCAATATCACTACATTGTGATGGTTGAAATCACTAAGTACTTTACGGTAGCGAACGCCGCGAGTGCAACTCCATTAGTCGTCACTACTACTAATTTACCGGGAAGTTTAGCGTGGTCATTTGGTCAGCCACTTGGGACTATAGGTACCACCGATGAACGTATATTCAATCCTAGTGCACCTATTAAATCTTCGGTAGCTGGAACTTCTACCACGATTGTATGTCCTGCTACGGCCGGTATTCTTTGGCGAATTAACGTGCACTATTACGTGGCGCAATAATGACTATTGTAACGATTCAATTCAAAGACCCTGCAAATCCTCAAGAAATACAGACATGGTTTAATGCCAATCCAGCTGTTTCTGTTGTCGCCGGGTTCATTTGGCAGAATTTTGCATATCTAATTACAAACCCATAAAAGGAGAATTTAAATGGCACAAACAAATCAAGTCGTAAATCAAGTTGTCTATGACACTTCAGGACGACTCATCAAACAAGATTTGATGGCGGTGGACAACACCAAAGGTTCGCTCAGCTTTACGAACATAAGCGCGGATATCGGTACGGTTGGAGCTGCTACTCCTGCATCAACCATCTTTACTCCGACCGTCTCAGGCCTGTATCTTCTATCGTTTTATGGAATCGCTACTACGCCTCCGAGCGGAGCAGATGCTGCCCCCAATCTCTACATGAAATGGACAGATGAACATGGGACACAGGCGTATTTCAATTTCGCCGGTAACTTAGACCCAGTTTACTCAGATGGGGCTAATCAAGTCACGATTCCTATATACGCGACGGCTGGTACTCCTATTTGGATGGCTACATCTGCTGGTAATTACTCCGGTACGATTCGTTGGAGTTTTTACTTCAGTGTGACACAGCTGTAATGAAAAAGGAGAAACAAATGCCCAATACAAAAGTCGGGAAAGTAGACGCGCCGGCAATGGCGGTCTCTCTTGCGTTCAGGGTTAAGGCTCATGGAGATAACCTGTTCTCGCCTGAGATACTGTTGTTGAAGGGTGACAAGGTAGTTGAAAGTCGTAATGGTGTAGGTACTACGCTTGGACATGCTATCGCTGCTGCGGATGATCTTATGGACGGATGGGCGTTCAATGAAATCGAGCAGAAAGCGGAAGACTACTTCAAGGCCGTATATCTGTAATCGGGGGTAACATGAAAAAAAACGTACCGATGTATCTGCTCACCATCGCTCTTCTCGGAGTGGCGATTTATCTGAAGTCTCCAGTGACAGCGATCGTCACGGTGGGGCTTTGGGCTGTCCACGCTGCGGAACAAGTGATGACACGAAAGAACCGGGATGCTGACATCCTGGAGTTGATGGAAACGATGAAAGCGCACAAAGCACAGATGAGTCTTCTGACCAAGGATATTACGAACGTGGCTGAACGCGCGCGTACGATCCTAGGCGAGACCTTCTAAACGTAACAAACTAAGGGGAAATTAAAATGGAAAACAATGCCGCACCAGCCGCACCCGCTGCACCTGAAGCATCTAGCGACGCAAGCAGCACAAACGCCTCTGCGTCTAAAGCCGATCCGAAAGCTGCATCGAATGCCGCTAGTCCGACAAAGTCTAGCTCTCCAGCCGTTAAGGTTGATGAGAACGGCGTCGCAGTTGATGCTCCCAAAAAAGTCTACAAGCTAA